AGTGATGTGGTTATTGAAATATTAGCTCTAGGAGCTCACTATGAATTTATTGCTGGTTTTGGAAATGATGGAGATCATCCCTTAGCAGTAAAATTAGCTTATACTGATATTGATGATGAAAAAATAGAAGCAGTTATAGTAGCTTTAGCAGGGATAAAAAAAGGAGACAGAAAAGCTACATTACAAGGTGTTATTGATAGCATTTCAGAATCAGGATTAGCTGAACTAACTAAAGAGTTTATGAAAAAGGATATTCTTAAAAGACTAAAAGATAGAAACATTAACTTCAGGGAAAAATACCTAAAATACAAAATGAAATATTTAAAATTAAAAAAAAGTTTAGAATGAATTATAATATAAACTATATATATGGATAAGATTGCAAATAATATCATGGATAAGTTTATTTGTAAATTAAATAATGATGAAAATAAAAAAAAAATAAACGAAGAAATATTAAACCCTATTTTTAAAGAGTTTAGTAATAAAATTTATCCTTACGTATCTCTTATATTCTTAATGTATATTTTAAATTTAATTTTAGTTATAATTATTTTAACTTTAATTTTAAAAAAAAAATAATATAAAATCTCTTTTATTATATATGAACTTTTTAGTCTCTTTAGTCTACATGTACTTCATGTTAACTTTTATCTATCCAATGTTATCAAAAAGCTTTGGAATAGATAATAAATTTGGTTTCTTCTTATTTGTTTTAGTAAGTTTTATATCAATACACTTAATTGGGAATTTTATTAATAAAGCTGTATTTGACTTGTCTGAAATAGTAGATAGAAATTTATATAGCACTTTTGTAATTATGTCTACATCTATGTTGTTAGATGATTTTTCTGAAATAGTACTAACTAATCCTCTAAGTAAATATTTAGTTGATTTGTCAAAAGGAACCTTTAGTAAAAATGTAGTTATGTTATCTCCTCTTGTATTTTTACATCTTCTTAGATCTTTGCTCAGACCTTATTAAATATTTAAATAAATATAAATATTTAATAATTTTAAATTCTCTCTAAATATATATATATGAATTTAAATAAACAAAATTTTGTTAAATATATAATTTTTTTAGGTGTTATATATGCAGCTTTAAAAATGGTCGATAATAATGAATCAAATAAAAGAAGAACATTGTTAATTCTTGTTGGTTCATTATTAATTATGATTTGTACAGATTGTATGTTTAATAAATCAGAAGAAATGACTAATGTTTGGGAACAAGCAGAACAATTAGATAATATTGATTTAAGTTTTGATTCTCCAGACGAATCACAAAAAACATTAGATGATTTGAAAGTTAAAGATGAGCTTGATACAAAACCTATATCTAATGAGGAAAAAGATGAGGTTAAATTAATAAAATTGACAGAAGAAGAAGAGGAGGAAAGTAAACCTAAGATAAAGAAAATGAATGTTACTGATTTAATTAAAAATGTAAAGAAAATGGTAAAAGATTCAGTTGATAGTGACGTAGTTGAAAAAGTTATTAAAGAAGAAATAAAAAATAAAGGAAAAGTAAATCTTACTAAAGTAGTTGAAAAAGTAGAAAAAGAAAATGTAAAACCAACTAATCAAGTTGATATGAGCTTAAATTTAACAGAAAAAGCAGATTGTACTGTAGAAGTTGCTAAAATGAAGCGAAGATTAGAATTAGAGGTTACCAATATGAAAAAAGAATTAAGGAGAACAAGAGATAGAATGAATAGTGGTAAACACACACTTAGATATATGAATATGTTAGTAAAAAATTTAAAAAAGAAGGGTATTGTTGATAAAACAGATGTTGAAAATTTAAATGCTAAATTAGATTCTAAATTATTAACAACTGAAGAAATTATAGAATCATTAGAAAAATTAACTAGAGAAGGAAAACCTAGAAAAAATATTGCAGGTAAAAAAATGTTAAATTCCATGAAATATTCTGAAAGGCCAGAAGAAAATTACGAACCAATTGGCCAAGGAGTCAGTGATTGGTCCAATGAATATACTCTTTTAAACACAGATAAGTGGAGAGTTCCTATGACTAGACCTCCAGTTTGTATTTCAAATTCTAACTGTAAAGTTTGTCCAACAAATACGGATGGTTATCCTGTAGGTCTTAAAAATTGGGATAATTCTAGACGTGTAACAAATATGAAAATAAATAAAAAATGGGCAAATGATCAAGTAGATACCTCTAATAAAAAAGAAATAATGGTTGAAATTGAAGATTAAGTAAATATATTTATTAAATAAATTTACTTAAATATTTATATAGATTTGTCAATATTTTTTATAAATTTAAAAACATTTTTATCATAAAAACACTTTTTAAATTTAATATTAACCCAAATTTTAGAATATTTATTTACAAGATTATATTGAATACCTTTTTTTTCCATTTTCTTAATAAATTCTAATTTTTGATTTCTCACATTTTCTGATTCTGATTCAAAACTAGATATTTTTATTTTTTTTTTGTTATACTCTATTTCCATTATATATATAGAAACTTATTATTTAAGTTAGTTATTCATTTTTTTTGTAATATTAAAGAGTTAATTTTTAAAAGCTTGGATAAAAGCATCAAATGGAATAACATTAAATATTTCTTGTTCTTGTTCTATTATTTTATTTTTATTTTTTTTTAAGTATTTAAAATTTTCTTGCATAATATGACTATTTATAACATATTTTCTATTTTTATATTTTAATATGTAATCTGATGATATTAATTTTTGTTCATTTTTTGATAAGTTACTAAATTTTATAATTCTTTTAAATCCTATAATATCTTCTAATGGTAATTTTTTACTACCGCTATTAGATTTTAATAAATAAAAACCATGAGTATAATTACTTAATAACGTTTCGGCATAACTAACTACAGTTAATTTAATATTCAATAACTTTAATTTTATACATGCATAACTAAAATCACTATCACAACTAACTATTATAATATTATCTAAATGTTGTATAGTTGCTCCATCAAAGATCATATCTGTAATCATACAAATATCTGTAGAATTTTTTTGATTTTTTCTAAAAGCTTGAATTGGTTGAATACCAAAATCAAAAGCTATTTTTTGCCAATTTTTCATTTCAGGTTGTGTCCAATCTCCAAATACTTTTTTAACTATTACATCACCTTTATTTTGAGCAAACATCTCTATCTCTTGATAATCTTTATAAGAAATGTTATCAGCATCAATATATATTCCTACTTTCATATTAATTTAAATATTATATTAAAAAAATTAAAACGATTAGTAAAATAAAAATATTTTTTTGTCAATAATTTTAACTAAATAGTGATCTACCTGTTTCATAACCAGCTCCAGTAGCAATATCAGTGCGTAGTGTTTCACCTAATGATGGTCTATTATTACCACATTCTTTCATACATTTTCTCTTTTCATGTGCATTCATACAACATAAAAAACTTATAGAAAAAAATGTAGCTGCAACTATTACAATGATATATGCACTCGCTCTCATATTAGCAGAACATTCAGGGTTACTATCACATACACCTATAACAAGACCAATTAAAAAATCACATACAAGACATTCATTATTATCATTGTCATCATCGTTATCTGCCTTTACTGATATAATAAACGTTATAAAAATTCCAATAATTATGGAAAAAGTGTTGAGGAAATTTTGTTTCTTCATGACAATTATAAACTTAATTTCTTCAATTTTTATAAAAAGTTGAAGAAATCATCAAATGAATTATTAATGGAGCTTTCAACACAAGAAATTTATAATAGAATTGGAGTACAATTTAATGGTAATAGAGTAAGAGTTTGGCCTCTAGTCAGACAGTATCTAGATAATATGGAAGTAAATACAAAAATTTTAGATATTGGATGTGGGAATGGTAAAAATATGTTTTATAGAAAAGACTTAAATTTTTATGGAATAGATTTTTGTAATGTTTTACTAGATATTGTTAAAGAAAAAGGCGGTAAGGTAAAATATGGTCTTTTACAAGATATTCCACATAGTAATGAAAGTTTTGATAATTTCATTTGTATCGCTGCATATCATCATCTTGATAATATCCAGGATAGGAAAAAGTCACTCAATGAAATGTATCGTATTCTTAAACCAGGAGGAACTGGATTACTATCTGTTTGGGCAATGGAACAAGAAGAAGATTCTCCATTTCATTTTACCAAAGAAAATGAGAAGGTTAAATGGTACTGCAGAACAGATGGTAATACTTATTATCGTTATTATCATATTTACAAAAAGGGACAATTAGCTAAAGAAATTAAAGAACTGGAACCGCGTTTTAATATAGAAAAGGTAGAATATGATAAAGGAAATTGGTTTATAACATTACATCGAATATAAAAATTGAAAGGTTTAAATATATATATAACTATTATTAATTGAATGTCAGAACGTTCCATACAAGATGTATTTAATGATGAACGTAATAATGATAAAATTATTAATGAAATTAAAAAAGATATAGAAAATTTAAAAAACAAATTACAAAAAGAATTAGATAATTATATTATTAAACAAAAGAAGTTAAGTAAAGAGAAAAGTTTATTAATGATTGATTTAATAAAAGAAAAAAAAATAAAATGGATTGAATGTGATACCGAAATGTGGGGAAAATATGTTGGTGATACTGGTAATTTTAATACTAATTATTATAACTTTTATTATAATAACAAGATATATAAAAATGGGTATTATGAAGGATATGAATTTTTAAATGAAAAAGAAAATAATCATTTTCATGAATATATTAATGATTATTTTTTCTATGGATTTCCACTATATTATGATAAAAATAATAAAAATGGTACTAAAACAGATTGTGAAATTGCATTTAGTAAGAGTGTAGCATATTATGAAATAATAAAATGGTAAAAAAAATATAATCAATAGTTTTATAATTGGTAGACTTTTAGACTAACTATTTATCTAATCTATATTAATGATAATCTATCTTTATGGATTACCAGCAGTAGGTAAAAATTATATTGGAAAATTAATTAGTGAAAAATATAATTATTATTTTAAGGACGGAGATGACTATTTGCCTACAAATATGAAAAATAAATTAAAAAATAAAGTTCATTTTACATTAAATGAAGTTAAGGTGTATCATTATATTATCGCTAGAAAATTAAAAGAATTATCATATTGTTATGATAATATCGTTATTTCTCAAGCTTCACTATTCAAAGAATTCAGAAATATAATAAAAAAAGAAAATACTTCTGTTATATTTGTTAATGTTGTATCAGATATTGAAATAATATTAAAAAGAATAGATAGTAGGAAAGGATATGTAACTAGAGATTATGCTATTCATTTACAACAATATTTACAAGTAGATTCAATTGATTATATTTTAGAAAATAATTCAAATAATAATATCTTAGAGAAAAATATAGAAGATTTACTTGATAGAATAGTGTAATAAATAAAAGTTGAAACAAACTACATCATGTAATCATAATGGCAAATATAAATATTTCTAATCTTGATAGAATGATAACTGAAGATAATTCTAAAAATACTAGGAATAGATTTAGTTGCTTAAAAGATCTTAGAGATGAAATTAAACAACAAGATAAAAATATAAAAATAAAGAACTAGTTAATTATGTGGCTAAATTGGTAATACTAGCTTTAATATCTGGAGATATATTATTTGAAACTAACTATATAATTAATTTTATAAAATACGTTGGTTTTATATATCTTTATGTAGGCATTGGATTTACTTTTTTAATCCTATCTTTTATTAATATTCATTTTTAATTTATTTTTTTACTAATTTCATTTGTTTTTTAAGAATATCCATAAACTTCTTTTTATTTTTTTTAATTAATGGTCCAAATGTTTTTTTACCATTTTTAATAGTAACTTCATCACCCCATTTAGCTTCTTTTGGGATTCCATACAACTCAAAGTAAATATCAGGTAAACGTCTAGTATCATGATCATCTACACTGTAACCTAATAATTTTGCCATTTTTGTTAAAGATGACAAATTATGACAATCTATTTCCATATAGGTAGGAATTCCTGCATAAGAATCAAATACAATTTCTTTACAACCTTTAAGCTGATAAACTTCTCTAATTTTTTCAATTTTGTAATTAACTTTACATCCTAGTAATTTTAAGATAGCATCACCTTCTTCAATACTATTAATAACAACTTCTCTTTCCACAACATATTTAGACTTTAATTTAGTTTTAGCAGTCATTGTAATCTCGTGACCTTCATCTCTAATTCTAATATAAGAGTCTTTTTTACCTTTCGGATGACTATATGTTATTAAAGGCATTATTGTTTTTTTCTGAATAAGTTTAGCCCCATTTTTTTTTAATATTTTTTTTATTTTTTTTTCATCTATATCATAAACTCTAATTTCATATTCTAGATTATTGTTAGACATATATATATATAGTTATATATAAAAAATTGAAATAATATTTATATTATTATAGTAATGTCTAGTTTCGCTAGTATACACTTGAATATGATTCCTAATGAATCTAATTATGAACTTTATCTTCCTTCAAAATGTCGACAAAGTTGCTTTGTTGATATTCCAATTGAAACGGAAGAATTAAGTATCAAAATAAATCCATTTAAAATGTTGTATGATACTGATAAGGATAGTTATGATGCTTTGATTGATAAATTTTTAAACATCAGTCCCCATATGCTATTTATTGGATTTTCAAATTCATCCGCAGTATTTATAGAACAAGGTGAAAAATATATTAAATTCTGTAATGATAATCTAAGAATCCATGACAGTTGTCCTAAAAATTCTTCAATTAAAAGAATTATTATCACAAATAATGAAACTGTTAAAATGCCATATATTGTTCCAATGTCAAAAAATGGAACTTTTAAATTTGAACCAAACTATAGTGGTCCAAAAAATAATATTTATGAAGATCATGTTTCTGTTTACAATATTAATGATCCTAAAAAATATTATTATCCAAAATAAATTATTTTATAAGTTTCTTATCATATAGGACAATTATTTATTTCTCTAAAAAAATTTGAGGTTGGTTGTGATTTTTTTCTTTGAATAATAAATTTTAATATTTTTCTTGTTCCAATATTCGCAGGAGAAACTGAATGTAATACATTATTAGGTCTTACAATAACTATTGTATTAGGTTTAGGATTAATACTTTTAATTATACCATTTTCATTCCATAAAAATTTCATATCAGAATTATTTTCAGTAGTCATTACTACCTCTAAACAATCTGGATTAAACAATGATGTATCTTTATGCCAACCCATTCCTGTTGATTTTTCTGGATATAATCTATATTCAATAGGAAATAATGGTTTCTTACTGTATTTTTCTTTGAAAACTTCCTCTGCTATTTTTTTTATTTTTGAATTATTATATATCAGATTATATAACTTTTTGTTATTTTTAAAATCAAGACAAACTGTTTTTCTTGAATTCATTCTATTATCATTTTTAAATGATAAATCATTTAATAACTTTTTCATTATATTAAAGTTATTATCATCTAAAAAATCAGTAATTATAAATAATTCATCTTTATATTTATAATCATACCAATTAGAAGTACTAAAAAATAAATAGTAAACTAATATTATAATAATGAATATAATTAAATATATTTTTTTTTGCATATAAATATAATAATATAATATTTATAAGTAAAAAATTATTTGTTTGTAAAAATAAATTTAATCATTGTAACATTCTAGAGGTTCATCATCTGAATAAACGTTTCTATGATAAAATAATTGACAATCTATTGCCATTTCTTTTAAAGCAGTTTCAAATGTATTAATTAATTTATTTTTCTTTTTTGCAAGATCCCAAATATATTGATCTATAGTATATTGTTCTGGATAAGTAGATAAGTAAAGAAAAACATCAACATGTCTTCTATCCCTTTTAACATCTTTATGTGAACAAAATCTTATTGCTCTTCCTATAATTTGTAACATTCTACTAATATTCCAGTATGGTTCCATTATATGAACTTGTTCTGTACGTAATAATGAAACACCTTCTTTTATAGAAGGGGAGCCTAACATTATTTTAATAATCTCACCATTCGTGTTTTCTTTTCTATTATACATGTACTTAATTTCCTCTTTTACCTCATGACGTTCATCGCCTGACCAAACAGCAAATCTTTTTCTTCCTTCTCCATGTTCTTTATAGTTTTTAAAACCATGAGATTCAATAAATTTAGTAAAAGATTTTAACCCTCCATATTCTTTGAAATTAGAATAGACAAAAACGGGACCTTCTGCTTGTTTTAACTTTTTTAATATTTTATAAAATTTCATAGAATAATTTCTAATATTAGACATTCTCATAGCTTCCTTATTTAGAGACTTATAACCATTAAGATTGAAACTTTTATTAGGAAAAGCAATATTACTAATCATTCTAGGTCCAATAAAAAAATTATTAGGTAATTTAAGTATATCTACATTTCTAAAAGACCCCCTTTTATATTTTTTATCATCACTCAATACAGTAAGATAAGATTTATATTGAAATGCATCCATTCTACATTTAACAATTTTAAAATTTTCTTCGGGAAATGCATTTATAGGTGCACCCCTATAATATGATACTAATCCACGTATTTTTTTTTTAAAACTCCTTATACTTTTAGCTTTGTAATATGGTCCTTCTCTATTATATTTAATTTTTAAAAATTTTTTATTAAAATCAGAACCAATTGGTAATGGTTTTTTAGGTTTTAGTAAGTTAAGAGTTAATGCTATTTCAACTGGTTTATCAAACATTGGTGTTGCAGATAATAGAACAATTTTTAATTTTTTAGCTTTATCCACTGTCCTTTTAAGATTAGCATAAAAAGTACCTGTCATACTTATCATGTTTTGTACCTCATCAATAATAAGTAAATGATTATCTAAATTTATTTTATTTTCTTTAGCTAGTGCAACAAATTTATGGTAACTGTAAATAGTATAGTATCGATTAATAATTTTGTCAGATTTTTTTATTATCTTTTTAAACATATCATCAGATGGTTTTAGTTTTTCTAATTTTTTTCTTTGTTTATTGGTAAGATAAGTCTCACCTGCACACTGTGATCTAAGTTCATTTCTAAAATTACCTATTAAAGCAGCAGGTAGTACTACCATAATTGCCATCTTTTTTTTTAATCTTTCAGAAATATTTACAGCTGAACAAGTTTTACCGGCACCTATCTTATGATATACCAATAAACCTGGATGGACATCTTTTCTAGTAAAATAATCTGCTAAAAATTTTTGTGATGGTTGTAATTTGAATTTTTTAGGTAGACAGATTTTTTTCATACTATCATTTGAAGGAGGTAATTTATATTTTTTGAATTTATTATTTATATCTTTATAATCTATCATTATAATAACATTTATAAAAAAAATTTGATATATATATATATATATAAATAATATATATTTATGTAATGGACAAACCAGATATTGATATTGAAAATTTTTGGCTTAGTTTTAAGTGTGGGATTAATAATTTTTATAGAATTTTTAACATACAAAAAACTGTTAATAATATTAGTCAAAAGCTAAATGATTTACAAAAAAATAAAAAATATTTAGAAATAGAATTTATGATTCATAATTTTATTTGTCAAATGATAGTAGACTTATCTTATAAAATAAAATATATTGTTAGAGATAAGTCTACTTATTTATATCATGCAAGAATTATAATAACTAATATAAAACGGTGGGAAAAGTTAAGACAAAAGAAGCTGTTTTTCCGTGATCCGATTGATAATGAAAATATGTTTTTTATCATAGCATCCTGTTTAAAAATGTCATTTAAGAATATTAGTAAAGAAATATATGATGACATTATTATAGATTTTTTCAAAGAATGTAATGATATTATTAAATATAATAATTATAAGAAAATTATTGATTATGCTATAGATACAGATAATGTAAGTATTTTAAATCTATTAAGTAAGACATTTGATATAATAACTTATATTAATGATAAATATAATTTATCGTTACATAAAAATATATCAGGGAAAAAATTAATTAAATTTACCAAAACGTTTTTATAAATTGATTTACTGGAAAAAATGAATACTAATAGGTTATCTTTACGAATATTTTTTAATTTTTTCTTTTAGTAAAGATAAAAAAATTGATTTATGAACAAACATTCATATTACATAAATGTCTATGAATATAATAGAAGAAAATTTAAATAAAATATTTGTAAAAAATATATTTGATGAAGATTTAAATAATTTCATCAAAACTATTAAATATAAAAAAGTATATTGTGATATGGTTTTTAAAATTATGTTAAACACACCCTCTCATTTTATTGATAGTTTACCATATAGTTATAAAAAATCAAATTATTTAAATATATTATCTTTTCTAACCAATTTTTTGATAGATTTAAGTTATAGAATCTATAATTCAGAAAAATTACTATTTGATATGAATCAAACAAAAATTATTAATGTCAGAAATAATATTATTAGATATCTATGTAAAACTAATAAAGCACAACATTTACTTAAAAAAATAGAACAAGAGGATAATACTTTTAAAGACTATTTTCTAAAAAATATAGAAAATAATTTAATAACAGCTGCAAATAATGGTACACTACCTACATTTTTATTTTGCATGAAATATATTAAAGAAGATTCAGTTAATTATAGAGCATTAATTGTGGATAGTTTTCTTTCTAGTAATAGAAATTCTGATTCTAGATTATACGAGTATTTTTTAAAAAATAACAAATTATTGGATATTATTAGAGAAAAAATAGAAAGTGATACTAATTATTTATTTGCAATTTTAAATAGCTTGGGATATTCTATAAATGATAATAAATATTTTTTAAAAAGAATGAAGACATTAGATAAATTTCTTAATCTAAAACCATATGTTAATTCATTTGAGAATACCTTTCATACTGAAAAATTAATACTATTATATCCTTATTATGTTAATACTTCATATTTTAACATTATGAGTAGTAATACAATGTGCGGTATAATTGAATACTTTGACTCGACTATTTCTTGGGGAGCAGATGAACATTCTATTACTAGAAAGAAGTTCTATAAAAATTTAGAAAAATTTAGTACTAAAGAAGCCTTACAAAATTTTAAGTTATTAATTGATTATGAATTTGATGATGATATTATATACAATCCAACTTTTGTAAGAAATTTTATTGAAAATTCTAATTTTCCAACTGGAATTCTAACAAATAAAAAATTTGTAAAAATATTTATTAAATACTTTCGGAAAAACCCTGTATCTATTAGAGAACCAAAGCTTATGTTATTATTAGTATCTAATTGTATTAATTCAAAATATGATAGACAACTTAATATTCTCAGAAGATTTTTTGGTAGAATTTTAAAAATTCAATATAAAACTAAATATTATCTTAGTAGGTTTAATTTGAAGACTATTAAAAATGATAATTTTACTACTGTTCCACCAAAACATATATTTTCTAATAATATTAGTGGAGAAATGTTACTTCGACCTAAAGCAGATGGTACATTGGTAAGTTCTATAAACCGTGATGTTTATCCAACCGGAATATTAAGTAGTTATATTATTAAAGCAGAGTATATTTCAAAACTAAATCTATATTTAGTTTTTGATATAAATATACCTAATACAAGTTCATTAGAGAGATACAAATTTCTAAGAAAATTACATCCGTCGACTGGTAATTCATCTGTCCCTTATAAAATTTCTAATTTAAATGACTTGATTGAAATTAATAAAACAGAAGATAAAATTCTATCAAGTTTCTTAGATGAAACTGTAGGAAAAAGATGGTATCCTAAAGCTACTTTTGAAGGAAACCTATCAAAAAATGAATATAGTATGCTACTTGGACATTCTAATACTTCTATGAAATATCATAATAATATTTATATGACAGATGGTTTTATTATCCATAGTAATCTTAAAGAATATAAATTGAAACCGTATGATATGATGACTATTGATATAAGTTACGATACTATTAAAAGAATGTGGTTAGATAGAGAGGGTAATGATATGAATGATTATATGGATAATTCTCAATATAATGTTCCAAGGTCCTCATCAATTTGGAGATGTTATCCTGTAATTAATTCAGATGGAGTTAAATTTATCAATAAAGAAATCAGAGAAGATAAAAGACGACCTAACCCAAATAAAATTATCAGACAAATTATAGAATATTTAGAAAGCTTACATGTAAAATATTATCAAAAGTCTCAAAAACCTTCACTTCAAAATCTTACTATAATTAAGAGACAAAATAAAAGATTCGATTCTATTATAAAGAAATATAATATTAATAATAAATCATGGTTAGATTTAGGTTGTGGAAAGGGTAAGCTTTTGAAAAGTTTAGATAAAATGATGGTATATTTTGGTATTGATAATGATAAACAACTTATAAGAAAAAATAGAGTTAAATTTTCTGATAATAAAAGAATCATTTTTAAAAATGCTAATATTAGAAATGAATGTATGAGTAAAACAATACCTCCTTTAAAATTTGATTATATTGTTATGAACCATAGTATTAATCATTTTTATAGTGATAATTTGATAAAACTATTAAATAACTCTACTAAACCGGGTTCTATTATTATTTTTAATATTACTAATAACAATCTAAGAAATAAAAGAGTAAATATAGAAAATGGATTTATTGAGAATAAAGAAAGTGTAACTAAATATAAATTTCCATGGGCACATAATAGAATTGTAACTGAAAAATATATTACAGAAGCTAAACTTAAAAGAGATTTAAATAATTTTGAAATTTTGGAAGAGAATATTTTTAGAGAAACTGAATTTGAAAGTATCTATAGTTGGTATGTAATGAGAAAATGTATCTAATAGTATCATATTATTTATTTTAAGAACTATATAAAAAATCTATATATATATATATATGATTGATTATGAATATAAATATTTAAAATACAAGAAAAAATATTTAGAATTAGTAAATAAGGGCGGTGGAAAAAAAAATAAATCTAAAAAAGCCGCTAAAGCTAAAAGAGCGACTGATGCTAAAAGAGCGGCTGATGCTAAAAGGATTGCAGATGCTGATGCTAAAAGAGTTGCAGATGCAAGACAAGCTGCAGAAGAAAAAATATATCAGGATTTTAATGATTCCTTGAAAGAATCAGGAAAAAAAATAGAAAAAGATATGTTAGAAGTTCAAGCAATACGAAAAGCTAAAAAAAGATCAAAAAAAGCTAAAAAAAGGAGAAAGAAAGGTGTTGATGTTGAGGATGATCCAAATATTTTAACTCAAGAAATTTTATATGCTGATTATAACAAATTTTTAGAGGATTTAGAAACTGAAGAATTAGCTAATTCAAAAAAAGAATTAGATGAAAAAAAAAAAAATGTAAAAGATTTAAAAAAAAATATTGAAAGAACAGAGGATTTGAAGAGAAATAGAAATATTAGAAATATTTTAAGTAAAAAACCCAAGTCATTTCTTGTAGAATATGAAAAGATTAAAAAAAATATTGAAGAACATAAACAAAAAATAAATAATAACAAAGTAACATTTAATAATTTATTTGATAATAAATTAAAAGATGTTATCACGTTAATTGAAAATTTAGAAGAAAAAAATACTGGTTTAAATTTTGTATATTTATTAATTAAAATGATAAATGACGAGGCTATGATAATAAAGTTTAAATTAGAAGAAGATTATTTAAAAAATAAATTTAAACTTCAAGAATATGAACTAAAAATATATAATATTTTAGAAGGAAATATAGAAGAAATTGATAAATTGTCAAAATTTAATTTAAAAATGAAAAATCATACTAAATTAATAAATTTTATAGATTGTTTTATCATGATTCTTTATTTATTTATAGAAGTTATTGATTATCGTGACAAAATATTAGAAAGAGGATTAGAAGGTAATAAAATAAAATTATTAAGAGAATTTTTAACTTTTAATATTCATCAAGAAGAAAAAAATAGTCTGGTATTATTTATAAGTATTATTGTAAAAAGAGCTATGATTCAGATACTTTTTGAATCAGATGAAACTTTAAAAAGTGGAAATACTGATAAGAAAATTAATACCCATAATTACCAAATTTTAATGCTGTTAAAATTTGTTGCTAGAAAAGTAAAAGATAAAATGACATTTTATAGTTGGGTAAATAAACATTATCAATTATTATCAGAAAAATCTTTTGATTATGCTAATGCAATTGATATTAGACGTAGAGATAAAAGCACAGAATTAGAAAACTTTATGCAATATAGATCTAAAGATAGAGAACCAATATATCAAGCTGAAATTGTGTCTCATACTGTAATAGAATTGGAAGATTCTTCCAATTTAAACAGTTATGTAGTATTGATTGATAATAATGATAGAAAATATATTGATATTGTATATCATAATGAGAAAATATTTAAAGTTTCAGAAGTAGTTGAATTAATTTATAGAAGAACTAGAAATAGTCAATTTATATTTGAGATAATATCAGAACCTGTTGTAAAGTTAGAATTAGATGAATTAGAAATGTTTTGGACAGATTTTGATGGTGTTTATAAAAATAGACCAAAAGAATATCTCTAACTACAATTAATTTTAAATAGTTTATATTAACTGATTTAAAATATAATTTACATTAAAATATAATGAAATTTGAATTTGAATATAGATATTATGGGTATGATAAATCTAGTATTCTTAATAAAATAAAAGATTTGAATGGTATTAATGTAAATCCAAGTAGAATCATAAAAAATATAGTTCTTAGGAATAAGACTAAAATGTTCCATAGATTGAGAACTGATGATGATATTAACTATCTTTATACTCAAAAAATACAAAATTTTAAGAAATTTGATAAAGAAATAGAAATGATGATAGTAAACACAGATGAAAAAACGATTTTAGAAATGTTTAACAATACTGGATTACATGAAAAATATCGAGTAGAAAAAATGAGAGAAAAGTGGATCATATCCTATAATGATACTAAAATAGAAGTTATTTTTGATATATATCCCGGAACACCAGAATATTGTGAAATAGAAGCTAACTCATTGGAAGATCTTGAATTGTTTGAAAAAGAATTAAATTTAAAACAATATAGATTCAAAGGTGGTATGAAACATTTAATGAAAAAAGTCTTTGGAATTAACTATAATAAGATTGATTTTAAAGCTAATATGAATAATATTACTTTTAAAAATATAGAAATATTAAAAGAAAATGTAGTTAAAAATCAAGAAAAATTTAAAGAAATGTTCTTATAGAAATGAGAACTCATTATAAAAATGAGAACTCATTATAAAAATGAGAACTCATTACCACCATATGCTCCAATATCTAGCTTACCTGTAGCTAAGTCCATTCCGTCTTCTGGTTCTATAGTTTCTTTATTAATAGAAATTTTTTCATGAATTTGTTCTAATATTTTAGTTTTAACTAGTGGATGGGCTCTAATTTTAGCTACACTTATATCAATCAAGTTACTTTCAATAATTTCTTTAATACTCAATTCTTCGTGAACTGTATTTAAAACTAAATTAATTACAGCTAATGCTGATTCTTCGTCACTGGTAGTTATCATTAGATGTTTATCTTTATCATTAAATCCTAAGTTAGGTATTATATTATTCCATTCATTTAATAGAGTTTTACTTATAGGATGATTAAGGCCGAAAGTGAAAGTATCATTTGTTTGATTTAAATACAATGTAGACCATGGATTAGGTTGACTAAATTTCCAAAAAATTATTCTATTACCGTCATCTTCATACATATCAGTTGGACTTCCATATTTTTCAATACCATTTGAACTAACAACTTCTTTTTTCTCTGGTTCTAAAAATCTTACACGTTTAGTTTTAGATTTAATTTTATTTTTCCTAACTTTTATATTAGGCTTAACCGAGTCTTTAATACTTTCAGTCTCATTGTAAGTTTCTGGTTCTTCAGATATTGTTTCATCTTCTTCTTTTTGCATTAACTGATAGAATTGAAACATAATTATTAAACTTAAAATTATCAAAAAAATACTTTGATAATTATTTTTAAAATTAAAATTCATATATATAAGTATATAAATATTTTTTTATGAAACAATTATAATGATAAAGAATGTTGAAAAAAAATTAACTAAAAAATTACAAAAATATGATTTAGTAAATTTTTTTAGATTCTTTTCATCCACAATAGAATTTAAAAAAATTATAGTATTATTTATTATATTTTTAAAAATAAATTTTATATCATTTAAACAACTTAAAATTTTTTTTGTGGGTATCTTAATAATTTTAGTTTTAAAAAATACTATTAGAAGAAAAAGACCATTTAAAAATTTTAAAGAAATTATAAATTATGATAATAAATTTTTTGATGAATATTCTTTTCCTAGTGGTCATAGTTTTACTGCTTTTTATATAGCATTAGCAGTTTCATGTAAAATAAATAATCTATTTATAAAGAATTTAGTAATAATAAATGCATTTATAGTTTCATTAAGTCGAGTTTACTTAGGTGTACATTATATTTCAGACGTAGCATTTAGTTTATTTCTAGCAAAATACTTAGTAAATTACTGACGTGTTCTTCTTCTATTAAAAGAAGTATCGTATAGTTCTTCTTTTGAAGATACATTCATGAAACTTTCAAATGTTTCATTCATATCTTCCCAATAAGATTTACTATTTATTCTGGTAGTGTATATAGCATCTTGATATTCGTCTAATAAATATTTATTTATCTTTTCTAGATAGTAATAATTATTTTTTATCATATATTGATATAATTCTCCTAATGTTAAATTCATACTATTTCCATATTTTTTGTTCAAGTCATTATTCTTCTTATTAAAAATTAGTTTCATTTTAAGTGAACCAATAGATCTTTCTCCATATTTCACATTTTTAAAAGATTTATTTTTAATATATTCTGCAAGATCAACATTATATTTTTGATTAATTCTAAAAATATTTTCATCATCATTTGGTGATAACTTAATATGGTGGAAAGTATCATAAATTATAAAATACTCATAGCCTATAAGTTTAGCTATTATATGATACAATTCTAATTCTTTCCTAGTACTATTATCATTATAAACTTTTGTTAAAAGATAGTTAACTACCATTTCACCTCCACACTCAATGCTAGTTACTATAATATTATCTTCTACAAGATTAATTACTAAACCTTTAGTAGTGTTATTATAATAAAAATCTTTATAACTACTTGTTCCATCAAACCAATGAAGTGTTAGCTTGTATTTGTTAATAGTGAGATTAAAATGTGACGAAAAATTTTTTACTATGAATTCTAATCTTTCTATTATGGTATCACCTTCTACTTTAGTATTTTGATTAATTAATGGGATAGAAATATTATTTTTTGGTAAATTGTTAATCTTATTAATAATCTTAGTATCTTTACCATCCCAAACAAATTCATATTTTTTGGTAACCAATCTTTCGAATTTAGGATTAAGATGATGGTATTTAAAGTTATTATCTTTTCCTATAAGTTTTAATTTATTTCCTGGCCCTAATAGAAATTCTTCCTCTATTGGAAATAAAGAAAAATTTTCTATAAATAAACCTACCCCTTTAACATCTTTAGGAATATTTATTTTTAATAATACTAAACCAAAATTGTAATTGGTTCCTGGAGAATAAAAAGGGTCTCTTGTAGTTGAAGTAAAACCATTGTCTGTAAAATGCTCCCCTATTTTAAGTTTTACAAGAAAATCATCTTCCCAGATGAATCTATAAAAATAAAAATCTTTAGGTAAAGCAGGTGCTTTGTTAATTAAACCTACCAAGTCTTTTATGTTAGTAACTTGTTGAGGGTTATAGTATTTACTTTCAGTTGAAAAATCTCTTAATAGTTTATTCATTAAAAAACTTCCATTAAGCGAGTAATACATTATTAATTGTACCATCTTTTTTTTAATAATATATTGACTATGTTGAAGAATAGTATCAACAGATATGTCATTTTTACTAATTTGTTTACAGATCTTATAATGTGTATCTTGATCTAACAGGTCATAATTTGAACTATCTTTAATTAGTTTCATATTTTTTCCTAGTTTTAACAATTCTTTCTTACTATAGTATGGTGTAATATGTTTCATTTTTGGATTAAAACTATTTCTTTTACAAATTGAGATTTCTAATCCAAATTTTGGACTATATTTAAAAAATGTATTAACAGAAGTTTCATACAAGATGGTAATATCATAACTTTTTAAAATTTCTAAATTTTGCTTAACAATCATATAATTATTCTTCTTTTTTTTTACAATATTATTCATCCAATCAAATAATTCTTTATTAATAAATCTATAATGACAGTCTACCATTCTAAAGTGTATATTGATATTTTCAATTGGATAAATTTTCATACTATAAATATCAAACATAGGAATCATATTGTCATAATTAGATAAAGTTACAATGTCAGATTTCTTAGTTAATTTTAATTTATTACTAAATATTTTATTAATAATATCAGAAGTTATTTTCATATTATTAATAGCTTATAAATTAAAAATTTAATTTTCATAATAATTTTTTATAATCATGTCTGTATACTCATCAAAATATTTTTTAATATTTGGGCTACAATTAATTTTATCAATTATTTTTTGTTTTCGAATGAACGCTTCTTCTGAATTTTTAACAGGATTACCATGCTTTTTAATAGGTTTTTCTAACTTGTGATAAAAGTTTTCTTCTAATTCAATGTTAAATGGCTTTAGTATATCTGATACATAATTATATACAGTATCTCTTTTAATAAATTTATAGTAATTTACGTGAATAACGTTTTTATATTTTTTTTCTAGATAAATGTAATTATTATAATATTTATTATATATATCTGAAATATTATTGAATTTACTTTGATTTTTAATTGTATGAATTGTTTCATTCATTTGACACGGTGAATAAAGATTTCTATTCCAAGTTAAAGTATAAGGGGCTTTTAACATACCAAATACCCAAAAAGGAAAAGGTCTATAAACACAAATAAATAAACATTTGGGATTATTTTTTACAATAGATTCTATTCTATTTAAATCTAGAGTATGTTTCCACCAAGCTCTATTCATAATTTTCATATCAACACCACTATTAAGAATCCCGTTGAATAAACTTGAACCTGAATTAAAAGGTCCTAATACTTGTATCATTTCCATTATATATCTAAAGATTATTTTTTATTAATTATAATGAACAACGTAATTAAAAGAGAGTTAATCTACGGAGCTAGAAATTATATGTCAGAGAATGTTTGTATAAATAGAGGATTAGGAGTATATTTATGGGATACCAATAACAAAAAATACCTAGATTTTATTTCCGCATATTCTGCTGTTAATCAAGGACATTGTCACCCTAGACTATTACACGTTATGAATCAACAAGCAAGTAAATTAACACTAACTAGTCGAGCATTATATAATGATGTTCTTGGTAATTTCATGCAAAAGATGTGTAATACTTTTGGATATGACAATGTATTACCTATGAATACTGGAGTAGAAGCTGGAGAAACAGCTATTAAAATTGCTAGGAAATGGGGTTATAATGTTAAGAAAGTTGAGTATAATAAAGCAGTTAACTTATTTTGCAGAAATAACTTTTGGGGTAGAACACTTGCAGCATCATCCTCTTCATCGGATCCATCTTGTTACCAGGGTTTTGGACCATACATGAGAGGCTTTGAAATGGTTGAATATAATAATATATTATCATTAGAAAATAAATTAAAAAGTAATCCGAATATTGTATCTATCATGTTGGAACCTATTCAAGGAGAAGCAGGTATTATAATTCCTGATTCTGGTTATATTGGTCATGTTAGATATTTATGTGATAAATATGATGTTCTGATGATAGCAGATGAAGTTCAAACTGGTATGGGTAGAACAGGTGGAATGACTGCTTGTATGCATGATAATGTAAGACCAGACATTCTGATTCTAGGAAAAGCGCTTTCTGGTGGAATTATGCCAGTTTCTGTTGTTTTGGCAGATTATAATATAATGAATAGTATTACACCAGGAACTCATGGCTCTACCTTTGGAGGTAATCCATTAGGAGCAGCTATCGCAATGGAAGCAATTGACATAACTATCGATGAAGATTTATGTCAAAATTCTGAAACATTAGGTAAATATTTTAGAGATAACCTAGAAACTATAACAACAGATTATGATATTGTTAAAGATGTTAGAGGTAGAGGTTTAATGAATGCGATGGAGTTTAATAATAAAAATATAACTAATAATTTTATTAAAAGTGTTAGGGATGATGGGTTATTAACCAAATCAACTCATGATACTACTATAAGATTAGCCCCTCCTCTAGTTATTACTAAAGAACAAATTGATGAATCTCTAGAAATAATCGATAATAATTTAAAAAAACTAAGTTGATTCTAATTCGTTTTTAATAATATTAAGCCTATCTCTAATTTTATTAAAATATATTTTATCCGACTCTGATATATCATATCCACAATCCATCGCTTCTTTAATAAGATTTCTTTCGATATACCTATTATAAGCGGTTTTAAATAATATACTATCTTTTTCTGATTTTAGAAAAAAATCTTTCTTATAACTAATATATCCACCTAGGCGTAACATCTCTCTGAATCGTTTTACACCGTAAGATTTATCAATCTCAAAAAATTTACATCTAATATGATTTATAATAATATTGTCATCAGTATTAGTCATATAACTATGCACATAACAATATCCGTCACTTGTAAATTTATTTAAATTACATTCACCTTTACAACATGTCATTATTATATAAATCTGTATTAATTTCAATATTTCCTGCAACTATATCATCTAGGGTAAAATTTACTTTAATATATAGATCAATAATATCTTTTTCAATCTTACTATTTTTAGGAATTATTTCCTTAAAATTATAATAAAATATTTCTAATTTTTTTATGATTATATCTAATATTTCAATATGTTTCATAATAAATTCTATTCTATAAAGTAAATATTTAACTAACTTGATAAATTTATTTAACTTATCAATATTATCTATTGGATTTATTTCTGATATTTTATTTTCAATATATTGATGGATAATATCAAAATCCATATTAGTAAAATTTTTATGAACATTACAATAACCATCTACTGTGATAGCCATACCTGAACAATTATTTATCATACACATCTATTATAATAGATATTTTAAAATAAAAAAAAATGATTAAATGAATTATTATGATAGTAATGAGTCAAGCTGCAGTGAATACAAAAAATAATTCAAAAATAGTAATGGTATTTGATACTGAAACGTCTGGTTTACCGATGAAAAGACCAGGTAGTAAATTTTCGTCATATAATGATATCGACTTATATAATAGTTGTAGATTAGTACAATTTTCTGGCATTATTTATGATTTTAATATTAATGAAACCTTAGCTGAATTTGATTACACAATTAAACCGGATGGTTTTATTATTAATAATAGTAATATCCATGGAATTACTATGGATATTGCAAATAAAAACGGAATTAGTATTAATAAGTTGTTTGAAAAAATAATAGAAATATTTCAAAAATATAATATTAGTAAATTAGTTGGACATAATATTACTTTTGATATTAATGTAACCATGAGTGAAATGTTTCGGTATATGAAAAAAAATCAGTTAGTAAATTTCCCAATTTTAAGAAAAATAGAAAAACTTCCATATTTTTGTACTATGAAAAATACTGTAGAGATTTGCAAACTTCCTTTCAAAAATAATAATAAAAGATTTAAATATCCTAAATTAGGAGAATTATATCAATATGTTTTTGGTAATATGCCTGAAAATCTACATAATAGTATGAATGATGCTATCTATACTTTAGAATGTTTGATTGAATTAGATAATTATGAACTGATAAGGTTATTTTAATAGGTTTAAATTGTTAATAAACTAATTTTTCTGTGATTTGGATGTTTTCTTCATTTATTTCATTTCTTATAAAATCATATTATACTCTTTAAGTTTCCAAAAAGGTTACTATCTCTATCAGAGTATACATAGTAGGATTAAATGTTGTTTTTCTACTGTCAATATAATCAACAAAAACAGGTCTTTTAAAATTCCTTTTCATTTTCTTATTAATAGAGGATATACTTACTAGATGGCAACTCAAAATGTATTTGAATAACTCTTCTCTAGTTTTAGAAATTATACTTACTTTTCAAAAGTATATTGGGTTTTGTAGATTGGAGCAGTTGCTTTAATTATAGTATCGTTATGTGTATGAAAGTATTTTCCTGAAAAATGACCATTAGCACCACTTTTAATACGTACAGGTTGATTAAAAGTTAAAATAGTTTTGCCTCCTACGCTACCTGAATTATAAATAGTCAAGTCCTTTCCGTATAACCCTTTTTCTGCTTGAATAGTAGTAGCTGCATAAATACTTTTATTAGCTGCTAAACTATTACAAGATATTTTACCTTGAATTTCTAATCCACCTGGAATAATTAATTTATTATTTAAAGTAAGTTCATTTGCTAGCTTTGATAAATTTCTTATAGCATCTATCTTGTATTCTTCGTGAATAATTTTTTTTATATATGTATTTGACATTTTTTCTGTCTTATTTGAATTATTATAAATTAAATAAATAATTATATTACCTAATTTAATGAAAAACAATAATCCTCAGGAATATAATAATTTCAAAATTCCAGGAACAGGTTGTGATATCTACGGGAAGCCTAGATTAGAATTAGCCTTAGAGTTACATCATAAGATTTTACCTAAGATTAATAAGACTTATTTTATTGAAAATGGTACCCTATTAGGAGCTTGGAGAAATAATAAATTTATTCCACACGATGATGACTTTGATTTTGGAATATTATTAGATGATAAGATTAATTATCGAGATAATATAATAAATATATTTAATTATATTAAAAATAATCTATCAGAAAAATATAAGTGTAGATTAACATCATCTTATTCTAATAAAATAGAAGTATATCAACCTAGTTATGGTAAGTATCTCTTATCAGAAAAATATAATGGTGCTGATTATCATTATGTTACTATTGATTTACAATTTTATCAAAGACTTAACGATACAGAGTATAAAAGTATGTATTATATTAATCCATTTACTACTGTGATAGATACTAATAATATTCTACCTGTTAAGGATATCATGTTAGAAGGTAATTATTTCCCGGCACCATGTAAAACTCAGGTATTTTTAGAGAAGCATTATGGTAGTTTGGATAAGAATGCAAAATATTGTAAAGAGACAGGTAAATATCATTTATAAATAATATTATCATAATAAACTTATATTTTTTATTTAGCTCTAATATGTTAACTATATTTTTAATATCAAGCTTGAACTAATTTAAATTTTTCACTATATTTATCATCAGTCATAATTGTTGTAATCGATCTAACGGGGAGGAGACCTTTCATTTGTCCATACAAATCAACCCATACACCATCACCTGCATCTTTTTTGCTAAAATTCATATAAATAATAATATCATAATAATTTTATATTTTATACAGTTTTTAATGTAGATTATTTCATACTTTTACTACAACTGCTACCATATCCACTCTCATTAACACTACTACATTTAGCATAAAGACCTGCAGTAGATGCAATCTCATTTCTTGCACCAATATATCTTGTTGCCATCAAATCTCTAGTATGTATGTTTGTATTTGTTTCCATTCCTACTGATAAACCACTTCCATTCACAAGAAGACCCACTTTAGGATGAGGGTCTCTTTTAACACCTACATTTCCGTCAAGACGAGTTGTACCATTTACAAATAATGGACCATTTACATGTAATTTTTTATCAGCATAAATTCCTGCACCTGAAGTTTCAACACCAACTGTTAAACCAGCAGCATTAACAATAAAACCAACTTTAGGATGAGGGTCTCTTTTAACACCTACATTTCCGTCAAGACGAGTTGTACCATTTACAAATAATGGACCATTTACATGTAATTTTTTATCAGCATAAATTCCTGCACCTGAAGTTTCAACTCCCTGAACTAAACCAGCACCATTAACAATAAGACCAACTTTAGGAAGAGCTTCTGTTCTTATTCCTACATTTCCATTAAGACGAGTATTACCTTGTACATGTAATGCTTTATCAGCATAAACTCCAGCACCTTGAGTTTCAACTCCTTGAGCTAAACCAGTACCATTAACTATAAGACCAACTTTAGGATGAGGATCTCTTCTAACTCCTACATTTCCATCAACTTTAAGGTTTCCTTTAATTTCTAATCCACCTGGAATTACTAATTTATTGTTAACAGTAAGATCATTTGCCAATTTAGAAAGATTTCTAATTGCATCTACATCTATCATATATTGTTCTCCTATTAGATTTTTTAAATCAGTATTTGACATTTTTTCTGTTGTTGATTTAAAATAAAAAATTATAATAAAAAATCCTAATAAATAAATTAAATCTTTTTTAGTAAACTTCATTTATATATATATTTATATATAAATTATTTTAAATAAAATATTTACTCTTTACTTTCTTTTTCTTTCTTTTTCCTTTCTCTTTCTAAGTTTTTTTGATAGTTATTAAGTAGTCTCTTAAAGCGACCAACCATCCCTCCGCTATAAACTGCTTTACCAGATTCAATAGTACCCAGGTATGAATCTTTCATATTGAGCTTTTGAGCAAGTTGTTTTCGTGTCATACCTACTTCATTACGGTAAGCAACAATCTTTTTTGCTAGATCTTTAGGAAAATATTTAACCTTAACGCTATCTGATTCTTCTATTTTCTGAGCTTGAGACTTACCTGGTCCTCGTTTATGTTTGACATTATTAAACTTTTTGTTAAAAATAATTGGTTTCCAATCTTGATGGGACATTAATATAATATATATAATTGGTTTTTCAATTTTTATAATAAAAAGAACAAAGTTTCTTCTTATTATTGATATGGGTTTTTACAAAAAAAATCAAATCTATCTTTGTATAATAAGCCTTGAATTATCATACCTACAGAATATCCTAAAAATATCGATAAATCAATTGTATCAGAAATCTTACTTTTAATTAAAAAAAGAATAATGATTAATAATAAGAAAAATACCCAATGATGAATGTGAATTGCTTTATTTTTATTAATTTTTATTATTAACATACCTTTATAAACTATAGGTGGTATAGTTAAATCTTTGTTAGTAGATAATTTCGTTCCATAGCCTTCTTTATCAGGTAATAATAATTCACAATAAATATATGCTAATATTAATCCATATATTAAATTTTTTTTAAATATCATTATATTATAATTCATATAAATAAAATATTAGTATTTATACCCTTAATATTAACCTACAATAATTACATTACCAAATATAGAAAATCCAGTAATACTAGAAGCCTCTTTGTTTATCTTAAGATTCATTAACCCACCTTCTTCATTCACATACATCATCTTTCCATCAGGTAAAGGTATAATAGTAAAATATCCACCAACTATTTTTTGGATAGTCTCTAATTTAGGTTCTTCTATACTATAATTAACTATTTTTATTTCAGTACTTTCCATTATATTATATTTAAAAATTAATATAAATTTTATATATATATATATATATGAGTATTTTATTTGATACAAAAATAAATAAATATAACTTAAATGTAACTTGTAATTTAGAAACAACTAAAAATGTAAAACACTATCGTTATCAACATCTTATTAAAGAACGAAAAGAGTATGAAAATTATAATTATCCAGATTTAAAAGAAAACCCTTTAGAAGAGGAAGCTGTTAATATTGTAAAAGATTATATACAATCTTCATCATATGAAGATCATAATACTCTTTGCTTTTGGAACTATATATGGGATAATACTATAATTGATTGGTATAGACCATATAATACGTATGCACTTAATCCAAGTAAACATGCACTCGATAATATATATAAAGATGGAAACTATAAATTATTTGATTCAGCTTTTTTTTTACCTTTACTTAAAAATATTAATAAATTTTATAAAAATTCTTACAAAGATCAATGGGTAGATATTAAGTCAGTTAGTTTTAGTAAGGAAGAGTTTTTTGTACAAAAAGTTAAAATAGATAATCCTAACTCAAAAATCCATTTTATAGGAGATATTCACTCTAGTTTTCATAGTTTAGGAAATATTTTAAGAGATATTAGTGATTCTTTTATTGAAAGTACAATGACACTAAAACCAGATCATTATATTTTTTTTACAGGAGATCTTTTAGATAGAGGACCGTATTCTCTTGAAGTATTATGGACTGTCTTTAATTTAAAACAACTGAATCCTAAATGCGTTTATATAGTAAAAGGAAATCATGAAAATATTGCACAGTATACGAATAGCCTTGGAAAAGGCGGTGGTACTAAGACTGAAATGATACATCAACTAAATAAAACTACTATTAATGAAATGAAACAAAGCTTATATTATTTACCAGTCGCTATTTTTTTAAATTTTAATGGATCTACTTTTCAAGTTTGTCACGGTGCTTTTGATACATCTGTATGTGGTTGGAATTTGAGTTCACAGTCTTTTATAGGGGGTGAGCTCAAAAGGTTTTTAGATAATAATGATGATAGTATTACACTACAATTATTTAGTAACTTAACTGATAATAATCAGTTTCAATGGGGTGATTTTAGGATGAATTATAAAAAAGGTTATCTACGAAGTGATAGATCGGTATATTATAATGATATTACTAGAAAATATTTACAACATCATAATATAGAATCAATAATAAGCGGACATCAAGATAATATTAGTTTTGGTATAATGCCTTCTAGTGCTGATAAATCACAAGTTTTAAAAGTAGAGGACGGAAGTGAATTGAAATATGATAAAAGTGAATACCTTATTACATTAGATCATTTTGAACTATTTAATAATAATATAATGAAAGACACATATAAACTAAATATAAGTCCAAGTAACATTTATATTGATACTGTCAGTAATGAAACAAATAAAAAATATAATAGGGAACTTCCTCAACAAGATATGTTAGCATGTATTTTATCATCTTGTGTTGCTTCTAAATCGATTTATTACAGATCATTTGCTACCTTAGAATTAAATTCAGAATATCTAAAACATGTAAATAAACCATTAATAGATCCAAATATTCGTGGTGATTTTAAAACAAATCCAAATGGTTATAGTAATTATGGTAAAAATTTGAAGGATCAAATTAAATTTCATTGTAATACTTGTGAAAAACCAATCAAAGGAGATTTTTGTAAATCTTGCCATGATGTTGGCTTATTTAAAAATAAATATTTAAAATATAAAAATAAATATTTAAAATTAAAAAAACAGTTAAAATTAGATCATTAAGTCTTACATAGTATCCATTATAATCATTTTCAAAATATCCATAAGATTTATAAACACCTTATTTTTCCTATTTATAGGGTATGTGATAACTTACTATCAGACAACTTTAATAGTTGAAAATTTATTAATAGAGTTAGTTCCACAAGTAAGATTCTTATAATCGTAAAATTGATAATATATATTTAAAAAAATAATAAATCTTAAATTAATTACATATCTTTCCTACCATTCATATCCATCATTCAGATAATAATTACCACAATAATTATTATAATAATGATCATAACTACAACAATCATAACTATAGTAATCATAAAAATTGGCATGATACTTAGATGAGAGATAAACATCTTTTTCAATATCTTTTTTTTGTTCTATATTAGTAGACCATTTATTAACTCTTTTTGGTTTTTTATTTATTTTCTTCTTTCTGTTTTATTTCCAACATTTTTTTATATATTTTCTTCAATTACTCCTCGTAGAAAAGTTTTAGTTAATTGATTTACAAAATGAATAAATAAATATATTAACATACATATTTTTACCATCTATCACCCTATCAATTTTTAAATAAAACTAATTACCATTAATAATACAATTACACTCATTGCCTAAATGTACATCTGATAAATTATTGTACTGTTTAGTAATATAAACAGCTCCCGTACCGTAAGGATAAATAATTTTTTCTATAATATATTCCTCTAAATTATTAGAACAATTACCCCAAAAAATAAGTCTATTATCATCTGTTAGGACAGCACTGTGTTCTCCTCCTGCAAATATCTTTATAATAGTATAATCTTCTAGAAATTCTACTAGTTTGAAATAAGGATAATAAATAATACCTCTACCATTAGTCATACAAATATCTTTTGAGAATCCTAACTGTTCTTGATGATTTCTACCTGAAGTAAATACTTTTCCATTACTGGTAAGAAACATGCTATGACCCCAACCAGAAGTTATATCCGTTATTTTATAATTTGAAATATCCATCAACTTATCTCCTATCATACACTTGGATACCATAAAAGGAATCCTAACATAAAAATCTTCTTCATTTTCTTTTTCACCTATATTACTACCAATACCCAATTGTCCACATCGATTATGTCCCCAGCTAAATAGTTTACCAGAAGCAGATAATGCTAAAACATGATATGAACCTGGTCCAATAGATATCTTGTGAAATAATCTTCCTTCAAAAATTTTAATCTTTTTTGGCACCAATGTGTCTTCATCTTCAATATGTCCAGTTGCACAATAACAACCCCAACTATAAATTTCATTATCGGTGGAAAGAGCTACGGTAAAGGTTGAACCACATGCTACACTTTTAAATTTAACATCAGCAGTAACTAATGTAGGTTTACTTCTATTATCATTATCTCCTAGTCCTAATCTTCCATCTTCGCCGGCACCCCAAGAATAAATATCACCGTCTTCAGATATAACACAATTATAAGCGTAACCTGATGAAATATATTTTATCTTAGGTAATGGTTCAATCTGTAATGAATTGGTTAATTCTGTCATTTCAGACCCATGTCCTAATTGTCCAAAATTACCAGTTCCATTACTATACAGTGACCCTTCTGATGTAAGCATTAATAGATGAGAACCTCCGCTAACTATATTTTTAAAATTAATCATAATATCGTTATTAACAAAGTCCATCGTACCATAGACATTTGTTGTTGTTTCAGGATAATGACCAAAATATAAAGTATTAGGTTGATATGTATTTTTGATTCTTTTTAAAATCTTACCAAAAACCATAGCAATCTTCTTGGTCCAAATAGTCCTATCAACCTTATTATCTATTTTTTTCGCTTTAGCAAGTTCCATTAGATTTTTTTTACATAACAATGAATAATATCCTTTGTTATCTAAATAATTTAAAAAAGCATGCATGGTTTGATATAAATTATCTTCAGAACTATCTTCCGATAGTCTTTGATATAAAAAGTTTAGTTCAGAGCTTGATTCTGACATTAATAATTTATTGTGTTTTTTCAATTTTCAATTTTTATGACTATTCACTTTATATTACATTAGATTCAATGAAAATAAAAAATAAAATATATCAATATATTTAAAGATATTAATATATTAATAATAATGAGTAAATATACTAGCTTGGTTGATCTTAACCATCTAGAGACCGGTGATATGTTATTATTTCACCAAGAAGACCAATGTAATAGTTGTATGAATTGTTTATTTTCATGTTTTACTGATTGTATTATGTGTTGTACCAATAGCATGTACTCCCATTCTGCTATTGTAGTCAGAGACCCATCTTGGGCTCCAGAACTTAAAGGACTCTATATAATAGAATCTAGTTATGAACCATACGGAGATTCAGAAAACAACGAAATTAAATTAGGTTGTATGATGGTACCTTTAGAAAAAATGGTAGGCGATTTTCATGGTAAGGTATATTGGCGTCATATTGATTGTGATAGAAATGACGAGTTTTATACCAAGTTTCAACAGGCACATTCTGTAGTTCACAATAGACCGTATGACCTTGATCCTATTGATTGGATTGATGCTAAATTTAAAATTAGTCTAACTAATCCTAGAAGAAAAGATACTTTCTTTTGTTCAGCAATGGTTACCTATTTTTATACAGAATTAGGATTGTTAGATAGTAATACAAAGTGGACCCTACAGTCCTGTGAAAACTTGGGAACTGAACATCCTAAAGATGAACTAAAATTTAAGAATTGTACAATTTATAAAGAAGTTAGAATAAAATAATTTATTTTATATGTTTAAGAAATTCCGAATTGGAAGAAACTTCATCATATAAATCTTCATGAGCCTTAATACAATTAAAGAAGATATTGGTTAGTAAATCTTGAGCAATTTTTACTTGAATAGGTTTAAAACTATTGGATAAATTGATATATTTTAAAAGGGCAATCATACCTTCAAAATTCACCATATTATTTTCTAAATATAAATTTTCTTTCTCTTCCTCATCATCTTCATTCTCAGAATCACTATCAAAAAAATCAATATCATCAACTGATTCTTTAATAATAACAGAATCTTTGTTATGTAATGAGTTAAAAACTTTTTCTTCTTCTTTCAGAGATTCTATTAATCTAGTACGAAGATTTTTATCTTTAATTTTCAAATCAGTAAATAAGTTTTTTAATTTAATTACAAATTTTTTCCTATTATGATAAGCTTGGTAGATAAAAGTACCAATCTTACTTTCTGAACCAAAATAATGGTTAATTTTATTTACTATATATTCTTCCTTTTTAATATTATTAATAATTAACTTGTTTTTTATAGAATCAAATAATTCATAAAATTTTTTCTTTTTCTTTTTATTATCATAGAAAATAACGTCTTCCCATAATATTCTAATACAATCTAATTTTCTATCAACCATTAAGGCTCCATTAGCAATTGAGAGATATCTTTCTTCAGGTTTCAGAGAACACTTTTCTCTAGTTATATGGTCATTCTCGTTAAATTCTATAACAATAATTTTTTTATTTTTTAGTTCTATTGAAAGATCGACTCGACTTCTAGGAAGATTAAAGTATTTAGGATTAAGGGTCATTTCTATTGTTACATTATTGGTAAAACCTTCTGAAGAAATAAAGTTATCTCGAAGAATCTTTTTTTCAAAATCAATTAATCCAGATTTTTCATAATACTTTCCAAAGTATCTCCATAATAATCTCCAAGCATATTGATATTTTTTCAGATAGATTTTCTTTTTATTAATAAAAACAAATATATCTTTTTTTTTATTTATTTGGTAAATTTTATTAAACTTGTTTCCGTTAAAGATTTTGTTTGTTTCTAAGAATAAGAGTATATTTAATGAAATATACTGCGAATTGAAAGTAAAGCTAGATTCATTCAAATATTTAAGAAAAGTTGTTTTATTAAATTTCTTATATTTTGAAATAGCAAATAAGTATTTTTTGCGATTGTTTGTGTCAGTATAGTTATTAACAATCAAAGAGTTCCATTTCTCACTTAATAATAAATGTTTTTCCATTAATAATATAAAATGTATAACCCTTTCAATTTTTATAAAGTGAATCATTTAATATAATTGATTTTACTAGGAATTAGACTTAATTTTCCTTTAATAAATTTTTTTACATTACTAACAAAATCTTTCATTTTTAATCCAGAAACGAGATATTTTTTCTTTAGAAAGACACTAGCTTCAACATTATCACTATTAGGATAAATTTTCTTATTTTTCTTAAAGATATATTCTCTAATTTCAAAATATAAAGGACCTGTTTTATCTAAATTAATCAGACTAGATTGTAATGTGGAAGTTTTAGATAATTTAATACGATAAATAAAAATTTTATCTTGATTTAATTTACTTAATTTACTGAAAGCTATATTTTTTGCTTCAGTATTACTATTATCACTAGATAATTTACCTATCTTGTTATTAATGTAAGCAAAATAATGGTATTTATTAAAAGTTTCTATGATATTTTTTAAATTCATATATTATATGATAGATAAATATATAAATTTTAAATTACCAAAATAACAGGCGCATGATCACTACCCATAATTGTTGTCATAATATCAGATTTTTTTACTTTTTTAATCATTTTTTTACTCACTAGAAAATAATCAATTCTCCAACCTTTGTTCTTTTTTCTAGCACCAAACATATAAGTCCAAAAACTATATTTAATGGTATCGCCATTAATATGTCTAAAAGTATCTATCAAATCACATCTTTTCAAAAGTTTACCAAAAGATTCTCTTTCTTCTATAGTAAAGCCAGAGTTTTTCTTGTTAGTTTTAGGATTGGCAAGATCTATTTCATGATGAGCTACGTTAAGATCTCCACAAACAATAATATTCTTCTTTTTATTAAGTCTTTTAAGATATTTCCTAAAAGCTTTATCCCAAGTATTAACCCTATAGTCTAATCTTTTTAATTCTTGTCCACTATTAGGTGTATAAACATGTATCAGAAAATAGTCCTTAAACTCCAGAGTTATAACCCTACCTTCCACATCAATACCATTATCCTGATAATGTTTATCTAACATTCCCAGATAACTATTTATTGGTTTAATCTTACTAAAAATAGCAGTTCCACTGTATCCTTTACGAGTCATACATGGTGACCAATAACGATATGGATACCCTTCTATTTTTTTCTTAAGTGCAGTTTGGGTATCTATAAAAGGACATGATATTTTAGTTTCACCGAAACAAATTATATCAGGCTTCTCTTCTTCTATCATTTTAAAAAGGTCTTTTTTTTTTAGCATACTTCTAATACCGTTAATATTCCAAGCAATAATTTTTGTCATAATATATTATTAAATTTTAATTTTTAAATAAAATATAATAATATATTTATACTACGATAGTATCTTTGTCAATATATTGACACATTATACATTTAGGTTTATTTTTTAAGAGTTTAATGTGTTCTCTTAATTCTTGGATTAACCTACCTTCTTTTTCAATATAACTTTTTAAAGTTTCTACCTGTTTTTTCATTGAAAGATTAATTAATTTAAGTAATTCTAATTTTTCAATTTCAACAGAAACATGGGTTTTATCTACACTAGATGAGTTTCCCATTGTGTTCTAAAATATTAGATATAATATTTTATTACTGGTATAAAAATATTAACCTATTTAACTATATATTATGTAATTAAAACAATGATTTACTTTATATATGATACTGATAATAATAAATATTATGGAGTATACAATAATGTTAGTATTATGAATAATAATCTAGACTTTTTAAAAAAAGAGAATATAGTTAAAAACCATTCTATTTTTAAATTAGATAATTTACATTTTGAAATGAAATTAGAAGAAGAACCACGTAATTATAACATTAAACAAAATTTTGTTTATTTACTATATAATGATACTACTAATAAATTTATTACTTATCACAATTCTAGTTTATATCTTGAAAATATGATTACTTTTTTTGAAAAAGAATATATGATTATTAAGGTTGTATTAAATAGCATGTATATTGATTTGGAACAAAATACTAAAATAACAGTTGATATTGAAGATAAAAAAGACCCTATAGAAAAAAAGGTATTATTAGAAGAAGAAAAAGTAGAATTATTTGAATTAAATAGAGAATTAAATATTCTTAAACTACAACAGAAAAGATTACAAGAAAAGAAGGTTGAATTTGAAGCTAATTGTGAACTCTATCAGCGTTTTAAGAAAGAAAAAGAGAATGATATTACATTTATTATTCCTGAACTGTTTTCTGATAAATTTAACCTTATAAAAAACTTGGAAGAAACTGATAAACTTACCTTTGAAAATTATATTAATATGAATCCAAATAAATTTTTAGAAAATTCATATAGTATGATGTTTGAGGGAGGTAGTAGCGTTAAAATTTCTGAAATATAAAAACCGTCTAAGTATGGAATACTATGTAAATATCAATTAATTTAATTTTTATCAAGTAATTATAATGTTAAAAAATAAATTAGAAAATCTACTAGATAGAGGTACGTTAGAAATTAAAGAAAATATAGAAAATAATATGGTTATTACAATTCCAGTAGGAGCTACATTAATTATAAATTCGGGAGTTATTTTTACCAATAATATGGTAATCAATAATTTAGGTTTCTTAATAAATCAAGGAATATTTAAAAATAATCTAAATGCTACCATAAATAACAAATTTGATGCATGGTTGATTAATGAAAATTTTATCATTAATTACGGTATTATTAATAGCAGGAATTATTATAGTAGGATTATTAATGAAGGTATCATTAGTAATAATAGTATTGGAATTATAAATAATTAAACAGAAAAAGAGGTACCACAACCACAACTGGAAACTGCATTAGGGTTTTTAAAATCAAAACCTTCTCCCATGATATCTTTCTTAAAATCAATTGTTGTTCCTAGAAGATGGAAAATACTTTTACTACACACTACTATATTAATATCTTCATATTTAACAATTTCATCTCTAGGTAGAATCGTACTATCATCAATTGGTTTTAACTTGTATCCAAAACCATTACATCCACCTCCTTTTACTGAAAAAAGAATAGATTTAGTTTGATGTGTTCTTGCAATATCTATTAATTTCTTTCCCGCTATTTTAGTAATATTAATTACATGTCTAGACATCTATATATTTTGAGAATATTTTTATAGAATAATATCCTTACTTTTTTAATATTCATATATTAATATTTAGATATAAATAATTTTTTAATAATGATATTTAATGATGAGTCAGTTATACAATGACATGATTTTTACATTAGATAAAGTATTAAATAATAATAAATGCAATAATATAATAAAAAGAGCAAATTTAAAAGGATGGAATGAATCATCTACATCAGGTGGTGGACATGGTAGAACTGAAATAGAAGATCCTAGAACAAATAAATTTTGTGTTTTTCCAGAACATATTGATTATAGAGTAAAAAGAAATATTAAAGATTTTCAAGGAGAATGGGAAAGATTATTTGAAACTTCCTGTAAAAATTATGCTGATTAGAAAAAAATAGTATTAGGAAATATCAGTATTGTTATTAATAATTATCATTTATATTTAAATAATAATTTCTAATGGTTACAAAATATTTAAATGAAGCTTTTAGTTTGTATTTGTTATAACATCTTATTAAGCTAGTTCATTATTTAGTTCTACAAGTTCTTCAGCAGCTTGTTTAATTTCTCTATTAGTTTCTTCTAGTTGTGCATCAACTAGAGCAATAGCTGTAGTAGCATCTTCTAGTGTTATTGTAGTATTTTGTTCAGCTTGATCAGCAGCCGTTTCAGCATCTCTAGCATCCGTTTCTAATTCAAATTCTTCAGGGCATTCTTTCCAATCACTACCTTTACAACATGTTTTAGTGTAACACCATGGTATTTCTTTACCTTCATTATCTGTGTAATCACTCTAAAAATATTCCTACAGAATTTAAAAAAAATTGAAAATAACAATAAAATTCTTTTCCTTTATTTTATTATAATTTTAATAATAATAAAAAAATTGATTTAAATTATCTAATTCTTATATATCAATGAGTAAACAGCAATATAGAAGTTTTTATACTATGGATGAAATGGTATTAATTAAAGATAATATTTCAAATATTCAAAAAAAAGCAGAAACAATTTTTAATAGTAAATTTTTAGAACCAAATGAAGATGAATATACTATGGTTCGAAAAATAATTTTAAATTTTATTAAGGAAAAAAAGAGACTTATCTATGGAGGATATGCTCAAAATGAATTAATTAAATCTAAAAATATTAAGGACGATTTTTATGGTGATACTAGAGCAGATATAGAATTTTATACTCCTGATCCAATTAAAGATCTTATTGAACTTTGTGATTTGATTAATGAAAAAAAAGTTTTTAATATAAAAGGAGACCAAGGTGTTCATAATGAAACTTATAAAATATTTGCTAACTTTGAAAATTATTGTGATATTTCTTATATGGACCCAGATGTATATAATAATTGTCCCTACATTGAGCTTAATGGATTAAGAATGACACATCCATTATTTATGATAGTAGATGGTTATCGTGTCTATACAGACCTATTAACATCTAGTTGGAGATTAGAAAAAGCTTATATTCGTACTAATTTATTAGAGAAACATTTTCCTATTCCTAAAGTAGAAAAAACTAATATTAAATATGATACAATTATAGGAAAGAAAACTCATGAAGAAGTTATGAGAAATATTAGAAAATTAATTATTATGAATAGTAAGTTTGTAGTGGTTGGTCATTATGGTGTTGAATATCTTACTAAAAAAGTAGATGACACTGATGTTCAAATATCTTCATATCCTTATTATCAACTAATTTCTACTAATCTTAAAAAAGATTACCTTACCGTTTATAATATTTTAAAATCAATGTATGGGAAAAAAATTAGTTACAGAAAATATTACAAATTTTTTATGTTTTGGGATGAACGAGTAGAATTTTACTATGAGAACCAAGTCGTTTTAAAACTATATGGTAATAATGAGAGATGTATTGTTCACCAATATTCTGATAAGAAAAAGACATATTTTGGTACTTTCCAACTACTAGTATTATACCTATTAATAGATTATAATTATGCTATTATTAACAAAATTAAACACGAGGAAAAGAATTACCTAGTTCTGTTAAATAAATTATTCAAATCTAAGGACATTTATACTGATGAAAATAATATTACTATTATGGAGCCATCTAATTACCAACATTTTACCGTAGAATGTATGGGTACTCCAGTAGACCCTATTAGAGAATCCAGATTAAAAGGATTACAGAGATTAAAACAAGGTAAATCATTTAAATTCAGTTATTATCCTAAAGATGGAGTTAAAGGAACTGTACCTAATTTCAGATTTTCTACTAGTTCTGGATTAAGAATTGATACTAGTAAGAAGAAAGATGTTAAAAATACTACAGAAGAAAAAAAGGAAGTTACTAAGGAAGTTAATAAAAAAACTTAAATTATTTAATTTATAAAATTATAATTTTTAAAAAATTGAAAATTATAATTATATTGATAGTAATGATTCCACTTAAATATAAATCAACTTTTGGAAGTATGTCTTCTGATGAATGGTATACTATGGTTAATAATGCCCTGGATAGGATTAATTCAAATCGTTTAGGTAAGATGATGATTAGTAAGATTAATGAATACACTACACACGCAGATATTAATATTTCTATAGTTTCTGAAGAGACATATCGTACTCGTATTAAAATTCCTAAAATAACTTATTATAATGGTAAATCTGATATTCAAATTGTAATTCCTGCTAGAGAGTATCGTTCAAAAATTCAAGTAATTGATCCAATGATTATTCCAAAGAGTTATATTGATGATAATACTAATGATACTTTAAAATATTTTGCATGTATTTGTAATAATTGTAATGTTCCTGAAAATATAATTTCGTCCAAAGATATTAAGGATAAAACAAAAGAATATACTGAATTGCACGATAATATTACTTACACGATAGAACAACCTTTAGAAATGATCTTAGCACATGAGATGGTACATTGTCTAAGATTACTAATGGATGTTCATTCTGAAACTAGAGAAGAAGAAGGAACAATTTTTGGTATGCCAGGAAATACTATGTATCTAGATGGTCATAAAATTACAGAAAACACTATTAGAGGAGAATTTGGATTGCCTTTTAGGGTTAATCATGAAGCAGAAATAATTTCTGATTTTTTTAGTTAAAAAAAGTTATATATAGTATATTAATATGTCAAAAAATGTTAGTATAGATCTAGGTATTAACGGAAGAGTTTTTCAAAATTGGATATTAAAAAATTTTAAAAAATATAAATTACCTGAAATCATTAGAAAAGAAGGTGAAGATCCATGTGATGAAAAATTAAAAAAAGAATTAACATTATATCAAAGATTTGTAGGACAATATGTTAATTACACAGCACCCTTCAAAGAATTATTAATATTTCATGGTGTAGGTAGTGGTAAAACGGTAAGTGCTATTAATATTTATAATGTTTTATTTAATTACTCCCCAAAGTGGAATGTTTTTCTCTTAATTCCAGCATCTTTAAGAGATGATCCTTGGTTAAAAGATCTTAAAGATTGGTTAGCAACAAAAGATAGAGATATTAGATTTAGAAATATTCAATTTGTTCATTATGATTCCCCTTTTGCAGATAAAGATTTCTTAGAAAAAGTTAAAAAGAAGGATGCTAGTCGTGATACAATTTATATATTCGACGAATCACATAAATTTATGGTCAATGTTTACAATAATATTTCCTCACAAACTGGTAAAAGAGCTCAAACTATTTATGATTACATTCAAAGAGAAAAGATGGAAAATAATAATACTAGAATAGTATTAATGTCTGCTACTCCAGTAGTTAATCAACCATATGAATGGGCATTGATTTTTAATCTTTTGAGACCAGGTAGTTTCCCAAAATCTGAAGCTATTTTTAATCAACAATATATTTCATCTGCTAATTATAGTAGTATTAATGAAGAAACAAAAAATATGTTTCAAAGACGTATATTGGGATTATCTAGTTACTATATTGGTGCTACACCAGATAAGTTTGCTAATAAAGTTGTTCATTATAAAAATATACTTATGAGTCCTTATCATGAAGAAGTTTATAATCATTTTGAAGAGATTGAAGAACAAAAAGAAAAAATGAGATTAAGAATGTCACGTGGTAAAATGGGTAAAGAGATGTCTACTTTTTCTTCATACACTAGACAAGCTTGTAATTTTGTATTCCCAGCAATCAATTCAGAAGTAGCTGGTCAAATTAGACCTAGACCAGGAAAATTTAGAATTAAAGTAGAAGATGAGGTTGTTGTTAATGAAGGAAGAGATGAAGAAAAACTAGCAAAATTAAGAAAAAAGAAGGAAACTAGTGATTATGTTAATGCAATCAATAGGTATCAGTCTACTTTGATGGATTATTTTCAAAAAATATATGACAGTGATAAAAAAAATAAATATACAATTAGTGATGATATTAAGGAATTCAGAAGTCAAGGTTCTAGTTTTACAAAATTTTGGACTAATAGTAAGAGGAAATCAAAGCTTATTCAAGAAATGTATAAATGTGGTCCAAAAATGTTATATATTATTTTTAATACTTTAAAATCAGCTGGTCCAGTATTAGTTTATTCCAATTATGTAGAAATGGAAGGTTTGTCTATTTTCAAAATATATTTACACTTCTTTGGATTCTTAAACTTTAATGATGATAAAGAAATTAAGGGAAAAAATCTAGCTAAAGAATATGGAATGGTAAAAGAAAAGAAATTTACTAAAGATAAAAGGAGATTTATGGAATTTCATGGTAAAATAGATAGAGACACTAGAACTAAAAATAAAGAAGTTTATAATATGAAAGAAAATTTTAATGGTAGGATTATAAAAATTATTTTAATTTCACCAGCTGGTGCTGAAGGTTTAAGTCTTATGAGTACTAGACAAGTTCATATAATGGAACCTTATTGGAATGAAGTTAAAATTGAACAAGTTATTGGTCGTGCTATACGTATTTGTTCTCATAAATACTTACCAATGGAAAAAAGAAAAGTAGATGTATTTAGATATAAATGTATTAGAAAAGGTGGTAAACAAACTTCAGATGAAAAATTAGAAGATATTAGTAGAAAAAAGAATAATTTGATGTTATCATTCACTGAAGCTGTTAAAGAATCTTCTGTAGATTGTGAACTTTTTAAAGCACATAATATGATGGGTAGCAAATATAAATGTTTTAAATTTAATCAAGATTCATTATTTGAAAATCCTATAGGACCTGCTTATAATAACAACCCTGAATTTGATATTAAGATTAACAACGGATTAAATGCAAAAGATAGTCTTAGTAAAAGAATTAAAGTTAGAAAAATTAGTGCTATTGAAAGACAAGGTGAAGAAATATTTAGTAAAGTTAAAGAGTATTGGTTAGATGATGAATCAAGAGTAGTATATGATATTGATATGGATTATCCAGTTGGTAAATTAGAATTAGATGAAAGTGGTAATATTAATAAAAAAGATAAAAATACCTATATTTTATCTGACTTGGTTAATATTCCTAAATTTCAAATATATGAATAAATTTTAATATTGTGGTCTTTAGTTAATATTACAATATTTTAATCTAAAAATATTAATGAGCTTATACGATAGTTTAGATACAGGAGATCTACTATTGTTTCATGGGACTGCCAAAGTTAGTTGTTGTATAGAATTCTGGACAAAGTCCAAATACAGTCACATTGGTATGGTTTTGAAGGATCCAACATATATTCAACCTGATCTTACTGGATTATATGTGTGGCAATCGGGAAAAGAAGGTTTTCCAGAAGTAGAAGACCATAAGATATTCGATGGAGTTCAAATATCACCTTTAGATCAAGTTATTGATGATTATGGAATAGGAAATGTTTATGTTAGAAAATTAATAGTTAATGCACCATTAGATACACAGTTACTTACAAAGATTCATCATGAAATTCATCACCATAAATATGATATGAATATATTGGATTGGTTAATGGCAGGTATTTATGAAGTTGATAATTGGACTGAAATAGATGACGAAGACAAAAGAATTTTATTAAAAAATAAAAAAATACCTGTTCCCAAAACAGTTTGGTGTTCATCTTTAATTGGTTACATATATTATAGATTGAATCTAATTAGTAATTCTAATTGGAAGCTTTTGAGTCCTCAAGATTGGAGTAGTAAGAATAGCAATATTTTAGGATTAAAAAATTGCTTACTCATTAAAGATATGAAGTTAAAAAAATATTAAAGTAAGTAGTTTTCATAAAATTCAGTCTCGTTATTACAAATAATGGGAATCTTAATTTAGGTTTCTTTCCAAAGATTGGCTTGAACAGATACAGTAATATCACTTAAATTTTTTTTACAAATACCACAACGATTAATCATATATATCAATATTATTTGATAAAGTATAAATAAATATTTTGAGATAAATTCCAACTTGTTTTAACTGTATATTGACACAGAAAGAATTCATACAGACATTCATCTGGACAAAATAATAACAAGTATCCTTTGAACTCCCCAAGTATTTTTTGATATAATATAATATTATCTTGTTTGTTAAAAGCTAAATTACATGAATAAATTATATTATATTTACCAAAATGAACATTTTTAAAATCTTCATTAAAAATGTTTACTTTGTTTTCTTGTTTATATTTTTCAAGAAGTTTAATACTTTTTTGAAATCTATTTGGTTCTAATTCTACACCATCTATATTAATTTCTAAGTTTAGTGCTAGATATATTACAATTTTACCACAACCACTACCTATATCTAACATACTTTTATCACCAGGTTCTAATTTTTCGATAATATTTAAAATATCACTTGGTTCGACTTCACCATATAAAAAAGAAGAATTTGTTGATTCTAATGATAGAGCAACATCATAATCATCTTCAGGTATATTTCTTAGTGAGAAATCCATTAATTCTATTATAGATTATGCAAAATACAATTTTTTATATTAAATAACAGTAAAAGGTAGAATATCTTGTAATCTTATTACCAAATAACTCTAATGGTGGACCCCAGGAGAAGAAACTATTGTGATGAAAAAAGTTATTATAGTATAATATTATACTGGTCATAACAATATATGTATACCCTATTGACAGGCAATATAACGGAGAAGTAATTATACTCATTTCTTTAATATGTAATTCTTTTTTAAGTATTTTAACTAGATAATATTATATAAATCTATATGGAGTATTATGAAGATATTAATGATAGACTGGAAAGATTATCAATATATAGTATAATAACTAATGATATTGATGCATGGGAATATTATAAAGAGTATAAATGGATTTATAATAAATTATGGTTAGTTGAAAAACAAAATATCGATTGTGGACCGGTAGGAACTAGTCCTACTAGTTATCCTATAATTATCAAACCTATTATAAATCTTTTTGGTATGAGTAAAGGTTTTATCAGATTAAATAACCTGAAGGAATATAACGATAATCTAAATGAGGGGAGTTTTTGGATGCCATTTTTATCAGGAAAAAATTATACAATTGATGTAGTTTTAGATAAAGGTAAGATAGTAGCATATTATGGTTTGGAATCCAAACCGGGAAAGTCAGGAACATTTGAATATCACAAGTATAAACCAAATTATAAATTACCTGAAAATATAAGTAAATTTATTGAAAGTATTATGAAAAGTTATACTGGGGTGATGAATATAGAAATAATAGACAATATAATAATAGAAGCTCATCTACGATTAAATGGTGATTGTTATATTTATGATGATAATTTTTTTATTCAAGTAGATAATATGATAGCAAATAGAAACTATACATTTGATAATTATCCTAATAAATTCTACCTATTTCCTTATTTTGTTCAAAACTTCACCTTATCAGATTATAAGAAAAAATTAGTAGAAGACTTGTTATTAAAAAATGACATTAAAAATATTAGATGGGATGATATAGAATCAGATTATCAAAGAAATGATTACAGAAGACTCGTAATGTTTAAAACTTATTATTCAGATAAAGGGAAATTTTTAATAAAAGCTTTTGATAAAATATTGTATAGGAATTATCAAGTGATATAGCTTTTTAATTTAGACCATCAAATTAAATCTGAAACCTATATCAGCATACACATGTATATTTTATAATACATAAAGATAAGCTATTATATGTAATAAAATGTTAAAAAAATTACTTTATATATTATTATTATATATATGCATTGCTGAAAAGGTAGATATAGCTAACTGCAATGAACTATGGGGAATGTCTAATTCTATGAATAAACAAACAGTATATTCTATGAAGATTTATTCATGTATAGTAGAACCTAATTTTGAATTTAATAAAAAACTTATAACTACAACTACAAATAATACAACTACATACAATACAACTACAAATAATACAACTACATACAATACAACTACAAATAATACAAATAATACAACTACATACAATACAACTACAAATAATACAACTACAAATAATACAACTACATACAATACAAATAATACAGGTATAGTAACCCCTTCATCAAGTTATGGAAGTTCTCCTTCGTCTAAAACTAATAAAAATATAGATAATATTGACAATATAAATCAAGAAGATATTGTGGAATTGAATTATAATTCTCCTTCACCATCATCCTACTTGAATATAAAAAATAATGAATTAGATATAGGTTTAATTATAGGAATTGTCGTATCTTCATGTATTATAACTTCCTTAACTATTTTTGGAATTATATTTTATAATAAAAAAAAATTAATAAATAACGAGATTCAGGATGAATCTCTTAAATCAAGGGCACAAGTAACTAGACCACATATTTTAAATACTTCGTCATTTTCATCAAAAACAGATGAAACCGCACCTATAAGTCCTCATTCACCATTATCTACAAATATATCAGTTAATAAACATCTTCCTGATTTACCACTCTCTGATGATAATAACGTGAATTTAAATAATTCAGATAATGATAATTCTAATAATATGATTGATATAGAATCAGGTTATAAAGACCAAATTGAACCAACCGATACTCATCAAAATGAATAACTTATAAAAATTGATATTTAAATAAAAAATCTATATAGATTTAATATATGTCAAAAAATACTAGTTGTAACGAATGTCAAAATGTAATAAAAAAAGAGGGAGATTTTATTAATAAAGATGATAAAACTTTATATGGGTATCCTCGTTACTATCAAACAAATTTAGATGGTAAAACTACTACATTTTCTTATGATAGCGATGAAGATGAATATGATTTGTGCTACAATTGTAAATTAGATACTTGGTTTGAAAATAATTTTGGAGATAGTTTTAAAATAGGTGATATTCCAATCTGTAACTATATATTAGAAGAAGCTAAGAAAACATTTAACTTAAATTTTACCAACGAAAATCAAACTAGAATTAAAAACTATATAATAAATATTTATGAAAAATATTTGGAAGATGATAAACAGTTAATTATTTAATTTTGATATAATATTACATAAGAATTTTAGTATTATATTAAAAAATTTATTTAAGCTACTAACTAATTACATTTAAACATTTATTTTTTTTTATATAATATGAGCTTAAAAAATAATCATTGTATAATTGATAATAAAAAATTCACTATTGATACTTATCTTGAATTAAAAAAGAAAAAGCCAAAATCGATTATTTTTAGAAAAAAAATATTTAATTTAGACAATTTAGAATTAGAATTTATTGAAAGTAAACAAAATAAATTTAGGTCCCATTTTAGGATTAAATCAAAAAAAAAAGGTACATCAAACCCAATGACTGATTGGCATAGTTCTTGGGAAAATTACTTTTTTGGATTTACAGAGAAAAAATATAATCATAAAAATATGATTAAAACAAATAGAAGAGCTGATGTTGATTTAAATGAAAATCAAGTAATTGAATTTCAACACAGTTGTATTAGTAAAGAAGAAGTAGATAATAGAAAACATGATTGGAATTTAGTTAATAAAGAAATATTATGGGTTGTAGATGGTTCTGATACTATTGAAGTAACTGAATTAAAAAATAGTCAAAGAATATTTTTGGAATTTAAATCAGAACCATGGAAGTATGAAAGTTTTACTAGTTATGATAATATATATATTGATATTAAAGAAAAGCTTTATAAAGTTAACCCTAAATTTGTTAAAAGTAATATGATTGATGTTCAATTACCTATATCAAAAGAAAATTTTATAGATTCTTTAAAAAAAAAAAAATCTTTATTTGCTAATGAAAAAATTACTCAAACAAACATTTATGTAAAACAACAAGGAGCAGGGAATGGAAAAACATATGGTATAGTTCAATTGATACAAGATGAAAAATTTAAACATTATGATACATTTGTTTATTTAACTAAACAACATTCAGCTGTACATGTTATTAGTAAAGAAATAGACGACCAAATAAAAAGAGGAGATTTAAATGATATTTGTAATATAGAACATAATAGTAAAAGTAAAAAAATTAATTCAAGTGAAAAAAAATATATAATTTCTTTTCAAAATAAAAACAATAAAAAAGAAAGAAAAATTATAATAGGAACATTTGATTCATTTGTCTATGCTTTAGGAAATAAAAAAACAACAGGTCCATGTAAATTTGTAGCAATGGCTCAATCTATAATTAACGAAGAATTAAAATGTAGTAGAAGTGGTAATTCTACATATGCAGGAGGTATTAGATTATGTAAAAAATTACTATTAATTGGTGATGAGATGCAAGATTTATCAGAAGAATATATCAAAGCAGTCATTAAAATTACTAGAGATAGGTATGTTGATTTTTATGGTGTTGGTGATTTATTACAAAGTATTTCTATTAAGAAAAATTCTTTTGCTTTTTTATATAAAAATGAACTACCAAATGATACAATAAAAGTTACTAAATATGAAGCATCTAACATATGTAGAAGATTTAATAATAAAAAATTGGTTAATTTTGTTAATTCTATTGTACCATTTTCAAAAGAAGAATACAAATTACCGGAAATTAAACCATTTAATGAAACAATAAATGATAATCCTTTAGTTATATTCAATGGAAGTGCAGTTTATTCTAAGGATGATAATACTAAAATTCAACAAGAAATAGATAAAATTATGAAACACTATAAATATGAAGTTGAAACAAATGATTATAAACCAAATGATTTTTTAATCGTGACACCGTTTTCAAATAAGAATGCTCTTGTAGATGCATTAAATACTAATATTAGAGATTTTTGGAAAAGTAAATACAATGATAAAGAATATATTAAACATTCTGTATTTCATAAATCTGATTCAGGTACTTCAATTGATTTGACTGAATCTGATTATGCTACTAGAATTGTATCAATACATTCGTCAAAAGGAGACGGAAGACCAGTTGTTTTTGTTATTGGTTTAAATGAATCTGGTTTGAAAAAATTCAGTAATGAATCGAATAATTTAATATATGATTCATTAATTCATGTTGCATTAACTAGAATGAAGAAAAAATTATATTTGCGATTAGAATGTAACAATGATGGTTTTCATCAACGTATTCAAAAATATATATCAGAAAGTGGAGATAAATATGATATTAAACCTTATTTAAAAATATCAAAAACAATAAAATTGGAATCTTTATATACACAAAAACAAAACCAAAATTTTAATATATGTTCCGAAAAAATATTTAAATTTACAAATTATATAGATTTATTATTAGATGAAGAACGAGATAAAGAATTAATAGATTTGAAACATCATTGTGTTAGATATATTACATTTTATATACTATTTGTTGTAGAAATAATGAAGGATAAATTTAATGATATAGATGAGAATATCAGTTTCCAACAGATTTATCAAATTTGGAAAAAAATGATAGCTAAAGATATTAATTATATATCAAATTCAAGAACTTATTATAAAAATCTTTATAATAAAGATTTCATCAAAACAAATTTACCAATTTTAAAATATTCTAGTGAAGAAGGTGATTATTGTAAATATTCATCTATTTTAAAAAAACAAATAAATAAGACAAGGAAAAAACTTTCTAAATTTTTAAGAAAAGGTAGTAATATAAAATTAAAAGTTTTAGATTCTATAATAATGTATCATTTAATGCAGTTGTCAGACCAAGGTAATTTTGGTGATTTACCGATCAGTGACCTTTATGATATAATTGATTTATATAAAAAAGCAAATCCAGATGATAAAGATATATATTTACAATCACATTATAACAAGATTAGTTTAATCTCTGAATTATATAATAAATTAAAAACAGATTATATAAATTTAAGATGGTTATTAGATCATTTTGTATATTTTGATGGAAATTCCTCTGATTTTGAAATTTATAAGAAGTTTAGTATGATAGCATATAATGATGATGTTGTATTGATATGTTATATTAAACCACAATTTAATCAATTAAATTACTATGAAGTAATGCTAGATAGTATATTTGATACATTCTTAATAAAAAATGTTCAAAAGAAAGATAATGATATTATATCTGATAATTTTAAAAAATTCAATGGTAAAAAAATATTAACATGTGTTTTATCATTTGATTGTAAAGAACCATTTATATTCGATTGGAGTGATATAAAAAATAAAGATTTAATTAGTACCAATAATGAATCTATTAAAGAAATAGTTAAAGAAGAATTATTATCAAAATTTAAAAGTAAAAATAATAATATATTTTTGTTTTATAAATATTATTTAGAAAAATTTAAAAATGAAGAACCTTTAAATATTATAACAAAAATAATAGATACATATGAAAAAATAAAAGACGATGATACTCATACAAGTTTTCCAAGATATATAGATGAATTATTTTATGATATAAAAAGTTCAATTAAAAAAAAAAATGAAGAAAAACAACTTGAAATATTAAAAAATTATACTAATAAACAAACTTTTATGGAAGAAATTACATATAATCTGAAAGAAGCCATTAATAATTATTTGAGTTGATATTAATAATAATAACAAAAATATTAATAATAACAAAAATATTCCTTCGGAATTTAAAAAAATTGAAAATAATAATAAAATTCTTTGCAAGTATTGTTATTTTCCTTTTTTTTATTATTTTAAAATTTATAATTTTTATAATAATAAAAAAATTGATTTAAGATTTCACATATAGAAAGTTTAATGGAAAATTCATTAAGTTCTCAAAGATTTGTAATCAAAAGAAATGGTATCAAACAAAGATTTTATTTTGATAAAATCACTGCTAGATTAGAAAATCTACTTTCTGAAGATGAAAAGAAAGCAATTGATGCTAGTATTATTACCGGGAAAGTTATTCAAACAATTTTCAGTGGTATCTCTTCAGAAGAATTAGATATTGAATCTGCTAAAATTTGTCATAATCTTAGTAGTATCAACCCTATTTATAATGAACTTGCTGGTAGAATTCTAGTAAGTAATCTTCACAAAAAAAATAAAATGTCGTTTTCTGAAAAAACACAATATATCTGGGATATGTACCATGATGACCCAATGTTAAATAAAGAGTATTACATGTATGTTATGGAAAATAAAGACTTTTTAGAAGAAGTTATTGATTATGATAAAGACTTTTGTTTTGATTATTTCGCCTTCAAAACATTTGATAGGTCTTATCTTATTAAAAATAAAGATGGGGTTATTGTTGAGAGTCCTCAAGATATGTTCATGCGAGTTGCTGTATTTCTTAACATGGGAAACCTCGATATGGTTAGAAAGACTTATAAGTACATGAGTGAACGTAAATATATTCATGCATCACCAACTCTTTTTAATTCTGGAATGAGACGTTCTCAGTTGGCTAGTTGTTTTCTGTTAGGAACAGGGGATAGTATTAAGGATATTACTAAATCTTGGACAGATGTTGCACAAATTTCAAAAAATGGTGGTGGTATTGGAATCCACATTTCAAATATTCGTGCAGAAGGTTCTCTTATTAGGTCATCAAATGGTCATTCTAAAGGATTAGTACCAATGCTAAAAGTATATAATGATATTAGTAGATATGTAAGTCAAGGAGCTGGTAAAAGAAAGGGAAGTTTTGCTTTTTATCTAGAACCACATCATCCTGATTTACTTGCTTTCCTAGAACTAAGAAAAAATTTCGGTTCTGAATCAGAAAGAGCACGAGATCTATTTCTAGCATTATGGATTTCAGACCTGTTTATGAAACAAGTAGAAAAAGGAGATACGTGGTACTTTATGTGTCCTGATAATTGCCCTGGACTGAATGAAGTTTATGGGGAAGAATATGAAGAATTATACTGGCATTATGTAGAACAAGAAAAATATGTTAAAAAGATGCCTGCTCAAGATGTTATGAAAGCTATTATGGATGCACAAATTGAAACAGGTGTACCATATATGGCATACAAAGATACTATTAATCGTAAATCTAACCAGAAAAATCTTGGAACTATCAAGTCATCTAATTTGTGTATTGAAATTATGCAGTATAGTAACACGGAAGAATATGCTACTTGTAATCTAGCTAGTATTCCTATTTGTAAATATCTAGTACCTTTCGTGCCAGATAAACCTTTTACAGTCTACACTAAAGAAAATTGTAAGTATTGTAAGTGGACTAAAAATTATATGACTCATCATAAATTTGACTTTAATGTTATTGAAGATAATGATGGAAAACTAGTTAGAGCTCATTATCTTCTTCAAGATATGGATAAGATTACTTTTCCTCAGGTGTTTTATGGTGAAGAATATGTAGGTGGTTTTGATGAGATGTATCTATTTACTGGTGCAAAATTAGATTTTGAAGGATTAGAGGAATGTGCTTATCTTGCAACTGTAAATCTTAATAACGTGATAGATATTAACTATTATCCGTGTAATGAAACAAAAGTAAGTAATATGAAACATAGACCTATTGGTCTTGGTATTCAAGGACTAGCAGATGCTCTTATAGGTATGCGAATTCCTTTTGAGAGTGAACAGGCGGTTAAATTTAATAGAAAATTCATGGAAGCGATATATAAAGGAAGTGTTCGTGCAAGTTTAGATATTTCAAAAGAAAGACATGATGATGTAAAAGAATTGAATCAATATATTGTAGCTAATAATATTGAAATCCCAGAGTTTTATTGGAAAAATTTTGTATTAGATGATGAAGCTATGAATAAGAGGTATCACAGTATTAAACTTAACAAATGCGAAACAACACTTACTAGTGCTTATGGTAGTTATAGTAGTTTCAATGGTTCTCCAATGAGCGAAGGTCTATTACAATTCGACCTTTGGGATAAAGAACCTATTGATATAGATTTTTGGGTTGAAATTAAAGAGGAGATTAAGAAATATGGTCTTAGAAATAGTCTTCTAACTGCTTTGATGCCAACAGCTAGTAGTAGTAATATTATGGGAAATTGTGAATGTTTTGAACCATTTACTAACAATATTTTTACTAGAAAAACTTTAGCTGGAGATTTTGTAATCACAAATAAGTATATGATTAATGATATGATTGCAATTGGAGAGTGGTCTAATAATGTAAAAGATTTTATTATTGCAGATAGTGGTAGTATTCAAAAACTCAACGTCAGTAAAGTTTTCAAAGACTTGTATAAAACAATGTGGGAGATTAAACAACTATGGGTAATGAAGAATGCTCTAGCTAGAAGTCCTTATGTTGACCAATCTCAATCTATGAATATTTATATGGGTGTGCCTAATTTTAAAAGATTATATTCATCTCATTTCTGGTCATGGAAAAATGGACTTAAAACTGGTATGTATTATTTGAAATCTAGACCAGCACGTGATGCTACTAAATTCACTGTAGATTATGACATTCAAAAGAAATTAGAAGAAGAATGCATTATGTGTAGTGCTTAATTTAATTAAATGAAATACTTTCAATAATTGTTGAAATAGTATTAACAACAGTATCATCATTACTATAAGTTAATTTTAGATTATCTAAACCTAAAATTAATTTTTTATTAAAATCAATAATTTTAGGTTTCAAGTCAGTAAATTTATTATATAATACTTGTGTTTCTACATATTTAAGATAATTAACATATATTTGAAACATTCTAGATAGATTTTCAAAAATATCTTTTCTGTTTTGTTGATTCCACCATCTTCCCATTGATTGTGTATAAGATGATTTATCTAAATATAGACTCCATTTAATTTCTGATAATTTAATGAAAACTTTAAAACTATTATCATCAGTAATAACTTGGTCTACCATTCCAATCTTATCATTTTTATTTAATCCTATAATAGACTCAAATATTTGATTAAATATTAAAAAGACTTGGTTAACTTCATTATCGGGATATTTAAATTGCATTAAGATACTATTTAGCATATTAATATTATAAATAAACCTATTTTCATCTTTTCTTTTTTTACATTGAATGCAATGTAAAAAAAATTGAAAAAAAATTAATATTCAGACAATATAAGTATGCCTCGAAAATCCAAAGGACGCAAAACTTCTAAACCCGCTAAATTGCGGGGTTTAATATACGCTGATGAATCTAATGCACAGCGATATGCACAAATTACTAAATCACAAGGTGGGAAACCACCAAAGTTCGAAGTAGAACTTTTAAACGGACAACAAAGAATTGCCTCTCTACCTAGCGGAGTAGCTAGAACAGTACGTCGCAGAGTAGTAGTTGATGATTGGATTCTGGTTCAACCATTGAGTGGTGATATAGATGGTCTTCAAGAAATTGTAACTGTTTATACAAAAAAAGAACATCATCGATTAGAAAAAGAAGGACGACTCGCAATTGTAAAAGAAGTCAAGGAAGAAGAGTCTGGTCTTATTATTGGTGAAAAGAAGGAAGGACCTGATGACCGTGTTATTGATGACGATGAGATTGATATCGACGACCTTTAATTCATAAATTTTTCATAAGAAAATCAATAATCATTCCTTCTAAATCTAATGGCATAGATTCATTAGTGTAATCATCTAAATTCCAATTATTTTTTTTAAAAACAAATTTAATAGATTCAAATAAATAATTACTATAGTTTCTGATATAATTAACAGGTGAATCTTTTTGAAAAATTAATTTTTCTAATTTTTTTACTAATTTTTTAGGTGTAATTTTATTATTAATAATATTATGCTCTATAAACCATATTGTCCAAGCAACACAAAATCCACCAAAATCTCCTCTTTTCATATTATTACTTTCATTCTCTTTAGATTTTTCTTGAATACCTACTATATTTTGTAATTCATATAATGGTACATAATCAAAGCCAATCTTATCTGCAATAGTTGTTTTTATGATGGTATCGATTTCCGATGCATCATCACTCAATCCAAAAGAATCCCATCTAATTACTTGTTTAGTAATATGATTAATAAATAATGGAGTAGCATGTAAACCACCATACATGTTTTTAATACTAACAAGTAAACAACTATAATCATATTTACCACTTTCAATTGCTCCTTTTAATAATAAACTGATGTACGGATGAATGTAATATGTGTCATCATTTTGATAAATAACTACCCATGCAAATTCATGATTGTTTTCCATATATGGAGCTGGAAAGTTAGAACCATCATAAGCCAAGTCTTTTAATAAAGTTTTAATTTTAGGATTAGGAATATAAAGTCTAGGATATTTTGTTTTTAGAAAGTAGAAATATAAACCAATATCTTCAATGTAAGCTTTAAAAACAGTACTATGAGCTTTTTCACTTTCAATAATATTAATTTTTTTATCTTCTTTAGGACGGAACTCTTTAACTTTTTTTAATTTATTTATCCATTTTTTTTCGTTAGTATAATCTATAGGTATATTACCATCTTTATCTCTAACATTTAATTTATGAAAATCTAGAAATTTATGATATTTAGAATATTCTTTGAACGGTAACATTACCAGGTAATGTAAAATTGTTTGATAACTATCATTAATAGTATGTAACATCTTATTACTGTGAAGAATTTTAAATAACTTGTCGTTTATTTTATTAATTTTATAATTTTCTTGTGTTTCATATCCTAATAATGCAATAAGAATATTATCATTGAACAAGGTTTCTTCCGAAAGATTAAGATATTTTTCAAATTTATTAAAAAAATATACTACATATTTATCATCTAAATGTTTATTATAAATATAAAACAGAGAATGACTACCTTTTGTATTTGGTATATAACCATAAGTACCTTCATTACTAGACTCTATGTATCGATACAAAATATTTAAAATTTCCTTACTTTCTCTTAATAATAAAGAATAATGACAAGGCAGTCCAATGTTTATTACTCTTTTAAATTCTATTTTATTTAATATTAATTCTTTTAGAATTAATATAATTTCATTAGTAGAAAAATTATAATTATTAAAAAGACTAAACATATGAGCCATATTTGGAGAATTAGGATTTTTTAAAAAATGTTTTTTTAATAAATTGTTAATAAATTTTTTACGACTACTTGAAAATATATAATCTATTGTAGTAACTTTATCATTATTTTCTAAATTTAATAATCTAATCCATTCTATAAATTTCAATGATTTATCGAAATATAATTTTTCAAGTCCTTCTATTTCTAATAAATGAACCCAGCAATTTCCACTACTATTTTTATTGTAAATATAATCTTTATATTTAATTAGTAAATATTTTAAAGTATCTAAATCTTGGTTTGATGATGCTAACATTATACCGTCCATATCATCTGAATTAACCAAATAAATAGGAAGTTTAATATCATCTATATATTTAATTTTATGAAGGTTAATAAGAATGTGATGTAGATATTTTTGACTATGTAATGGTTTATCTATATCATATATAATTTTACCTTTTTTATATAAATCTGATTTAGATTTAATTTTAACCATATTCCTAAAATTAAATTTCATTATTATATAATATTAGTTTTTTATTTTTATAATTATTATCTGATATTAAATCATTTTAGCTTATAATAAAAAATTGAAGATAATAATTATTTTCAATATATAATGGAAAACAATCTAGATTGCTCAAAATATAAGAATAAAGATGGAGTCTCTTGTTACCGTAATAGTATTCTAGCAATACTTCAGTCTTTACCTATTTTTTCAGATCATATTATAGATATTGAAAATTTTATGGAATTTCATAAAAAATGTGAAATTGAAGAAAAAGACGTAACACGTACAATTACTTATCAATTATTTAAACTATTTAACTTAAGTTTAGATAACCCATCTGCAAATCTTAACCCAACATCATTTACTAAAACAATGATTGTTAAAAATGATATTTGGGGACAGAGGTCTCAACAAGATTCTTCAGAATATTTATTGGATTTAATAGACGGTCTTAGAGCTGAACAAGGTTCTCTGAAACAATTTATAGGAGGTAGAAAATTAACAAATGATATACCTGAAATGAAAAGTAAAGAGAGTCTATTCCAAATTTTAACTAAGCAAAAAGAAGAAGAATACTGTGGTGAAAAATACAAGTTCCTGACAAATATGTATTCTCCTTTTAATAAAATGTTTAATTTTATGGTAAAAACAACTAAACTTTGTCCTAATTGTAAATTTACTAGTCATTCAATAGAATCTAGTAATGTTCTAAAATTAGATTTACCTGATAACAATAAAGAAGAAACATTGGAAAATTTAATTATTAATTATTCTAAATCAGAAGCAATTGATGATGAAAATAGAGTAACTTGTCCGTCTTGTATTCATAAAGTTTGTTCAGAAAGTATTCATACTATAATTAGTCTACCTCAAATTCTAATTATTAATCTTAAAAGGTTTTCGATGAACGCTTATGGTATGTTTGGAAGCAAGAAACAAAATAGAATTATCTATCCACTTGAGTTGGACCTTACTGATATAGTAGATGACGGTAAAAAGTACCAGTATATGTTAGTTGGTGTTAATATGCATCTAGGATATAGTATTAATCATGGACATTATATTAGTATTGTAAAACTATCAACAGATAATGGATGGCATATTTTTAATGATGAATCAAATGTAAGTTCAGTAGATAATATAAATCAAATAGTAAACAATAACGCTACTATTTTATTTTATTTAAGGAAAAATTAATATAATTAATGAATTTCTTATTTGAAACGTTTTTAGTTTATATTTAATAAATTCTTTAAGGTCATAATTAAAAGGTAGTTTAAAAGAAATGAACGTATCTTTTCTAATTTTCCTAATATTTTCAACAATTTCTAGTAAAGTATTATCTCCTAATTTTAATCTTAGTTTCTCAGTATTCTTATATTCAGGTCCTCCCCAAGGAGGATCGAAAAAATAAATATCTATTTTAGAATTTAAATTAACAAGACAGTTTTGATTATATAAAGAATAATTATCAAATTTATAATTACTTATATTTTTAGATAACATAGTAAACCTATCTTTATCTATTTCAAAAACATTAACTTTTTTAAATGCAAAACAGAAGGAAATTGCATTTCCTCCTAATCCACCAGTTCCATCCATAATAGTCATATTTTTGGTATGTTTTTTTAACTTATACATTTCACCTATAAAAAATTGCGTCGTAGCTTTAGCATCTCTAACAATACTAATACTATATAACCCAACATCATCATAGAAAAAATTACAAGAGTCATGACGATTATTATGAGGAAAAATAACTCTTTCTATATTTTCAGTCATATTATAATAATTGATATTTTAAATTTAAATAAAATTTAATAAAAAAATATATAAATTATATATATATGGTATCAGCAATTGAATATAATAAAGATTGGACACTAAAACTTGTTAAAAATAAAAATAAAGATAAAGGGTTTAGTTATATAGATTTTTTTGGAGAATTTGAATATGATGTTAATCCGGATACTTCCGGTGGAAGTGCAATGAAAAGAATGACTAGACTTCTTGCAAAACTTGATGGTAAAGATTTACCCGAAGAGGATGAAAAAGATAAACCTAAACCAATTTATTTACGTTCAAAAAAAGTGTGGGTAGAAGGAACTAGAGATAATTTTTCAATGTATCTTTATAATACTAAGAGTGAAAGCGAAGATGAAGAAGAGAAAAAATTTTATTTTAAAGCAGAAAACTATGGATCACCTGGTAGTGGAAGTAGTACTTTTTTTAAATTACTACAAGGTACTGAAAAATCAGATACTAAAAGTCCTACTTTTTATAGTTTAAGATATAAAGACGGAATCCCTTTGATTATTTGTAATGATTATAAAATTCCTGAAAAATATTTTGTTTTAAATGGTAGAATGTTTGGTCATACTAAAGATATTAACATGGCATTAGAACAATCTAAAATGAATTTCTATCGTTTTGCTGATGATATAACAAGGAAAAAAGTTAAAGATTACGAGGATGAACAAGAAAGAATCAGGTTAGAAAAATTAAGACTTGAAAGAGAAGCTAAAGAAAGAGCTGAATTTAAAGCAAAAATGATAAAATATGCTATAATTGGAGGTAGTGTATTATTATTATTAGTAATTATATACTTTGTTTTCTTGAGAAAATCAGGTAAGAAAAGAATTAGAAGAAGACCTGAAAAATTACCTAATTATGTTGATGATGAGTAGATATAGATATATATATATATAGATAGATAGATATATAAATATATAGATATGCCTAGAAGATACAAATGCGAATTCAAAGATTGTTTCTGTACTAAATTTGTATTACATTGTAATAATTTATGTTTTCATTGTAAACATGCAAATATATGGCACTCATTGAAAGAAACACCACCTAGTGATAGTTATCTTTCTTTTGTGTCACCACGACAACCAGCTAGAAAACCTAGATATGAAAGGATAGAAGTAGTAGAAATATTTGAACCACAAGTACCACCATTACCATCCGATTCGGAAGATTATATTGTATATTGTACCGATATTGAAGTACTACCTGTATAAAAATCATAATTTTCTCCATAATAAAAATTGATTTAACAAATATATTTACTTTTAATGACATCATATTTAGAAAATAAATTAGAATTATTAAATGCTAGTCAAAGAAAATTAGATGATGAGAAACGTGTTATTGAAGAACAAATAATCTTAGAAATTAAAAAAAAATCGGCGTTAGAAATGGACGGAACTATTGTTAAATTTGAAACACAAGTTAATGAATTAAAAAAATGTATTGAAGGGGATATATTACCTAATAATATTGAAATTGTAGTTAATCAATATAATAAAGACTACAACGAAGGTTGTAATAAATTAATATTAAAAAGACAATCTAGTGAATTGTCAAAAGAAGAAACTAATAATAAAGCTACTATTTTACGACAAAAATTAGAAACGGTTAATAATAAATATAAAAGATTAAATAGCAGAGCTAGGTTAGGTGAACATGGTTATGATATTATAGATGATAGGTCAAAAAATATAACTCTTAAAGAATTTAAAAACAACTTATGTATTGTTGATGAAGATGTTAAATTTAATAAATTAAATAGCATAGAACTTGATTATATTCGTAATAAAAGACTTTATGAAATCAAACCAGAAATTAAAGTTTATGACGATATTATACCTATTTTTTCTACAATGATAGGTATAATGAAAAAACAACAACAAGAAATTAAAGAATTACAAAAAAATTGATTTTTTTATTACAGTCATACATTATAACATGACATCACTAACACAAAAGATGGAAAACTTTTCAAGACAATATAACAACCTCTCTTTAGAAATTAAAAAAATAGAAGAAGAGAGACGTCTTAATTCTATAAAAAAAATAGAAGATTTTAAAAAAATGTTAGAAGATTTATCTATAAATCCTCTAGATAAAATTATGCCTAATAATTTTGAAATTGTAGTAGCTCAATTTCAAAAAGATTATGAAGTATATAATTCGGAAATGTCACAAAGTGAAATTAATCAAAGAGAATTATTGCTTAATAAATATTTAGATGGGAAAAGCTTCTTAGAAAAAATCAGAGATGAGACTCTCATAACTTTCAACAATTTTTGTAGTAATTTGGAACAAATTGATAGTGAGATTAAAGAAGAATTTTTTAAAGGTCAAGAAGAAGTACTCTGTTTAGAATCTAGAAATAGAGGTATTAATTATGGTAGAGGCAAAAAACATATGGTTGAACTTAATCCTACGCAATTTCTACTAAATATTGTTAAAAAACAACAAGAAGAAATTACAAGATTAGAATGTAATAACTAGGTATAGTAATAGACTTTTTTATTTATTATCTTTTTTAATTCATCTTTGATGAATATTTTTACGATATTCGCATAGCGAATTTACAATAAAAATTGATAATGATTTAAAATATAACTATAATAATCCTATATATGAACGCTAAAGTTATTACAGAATTAAAAAAACTTACTCTAATGATTAAGAAAGAATCAGATGAACACAGGAAAAATAAAGAAAAGAAAGCAATTACTAGAAATAATTTTCGACTAAAATATCTTAACAATGTGATCAATATTATTGAAAATTTAGAGTACAAGTTAACTTTGAAAAATTACAAAGAGTTGAAAGATTTTGATGGTGTAGGTAAAGGAAGTTTAGATCGTGTAAAACAAATTTTAGATAATGGTACATTAGAGGAAACAAAAGACTTTAAAATTGATAATAAGAAAGATAAAGCGGTTGAAGAGTTAATGCAAGTTATTGGAATAGGTAGAAGTAATGCAGTTGAATTATACGATAAAGGTGCTACATCAATTAAAAAACTTAAAAGTATGATTAAGAATAACAAGATAGAAGTTAATGATAAGATAATTTTAGGATTAAAATATCATGGTGTTTTTGAAGTAGATATTCCTAGAAAAGAAATCGACAAAGTTTATAAAATGTTTACAAAAATAATTAAAAATATTAATAAAGAATTGAGTTTAAATGATAAGAATAAATTTTGTTTTGAGATTTGCGGTTCTTATAGAAGAATGAAACCAAAATCTGGAGATATAGATATATTGTTAACAAAATTTGGCACTAAAGATAATATTACTGATGAAAAATCTTCTGAACATCTAAACATGTTTGTTAATTTGTTAAAAGAACCTGTTAAATATAATAGTAAAAAACCTTTCCTGGTAGATGATATGACAGATAAGAATATTACTACTAAATATATGGGTTTTTCAAAATACAAAGATAATCCAGTTAGAAGAATCGATATTAGATTTATCCCATATCAATCCTATCATTCCGCGTTATTATATTTTACTGGTAGTGGAGAACTTAATATTAAAATGAGAAATATTGCTAAAGGTATGGAATTTAAATTATCTGAATATGGGCTTTTTAAAAGTAATGGGAAAAAGATTAAAACAAAGTCTGAAGAAGATATTTTCAAAAAACTAGGGTTAGATTATATAGAACCTAAGTTTAGATAGAACCTAAGTTTAGATAGAACCTAAGTTTAGATAGAACCTAAGTTTAGATAGAACCTAAGTTTAGATAGAACCTAAGTTTAGATAGAACCTAAGTTTAGATAGAACCTAAGTTTAGATAGATTTAAAAAAATATTATATTTAAATATAAAATAATCTATATGTATAATATGATCAGAAGTTTTAGTAAACTTTTCTTTAATAACATTCAAACAGGGAGACGTATGATGAGTACAGCATGTGACAGTGTTGGTATTGATAGATTGGGTATTAACAATCCAACAACAATTCA